AGTACAGTTGCAGCACCCAGATATGATTTGATAGTCACTCCTGTTACAGTGTCTGCAGTAACACCAGTTGACATATTAGACTGAACACCAACAGCACCAGTTCTATTTGGTTGTATTGTTACTGCTGATTGTGTTCCTCTGACAATAGTTGCAGCCCAACCAGAATAGCTGGCTGAGTCAAATGTGATAGTAGATAATGCAGTTGTATGAATAATTTTTCCTGCTGTATTGTGATTGCAGCTCCAAGCTGCTTGAGATCCACTTAGAACTGGAGTATCCATAATTGCGCCAGCTATACGCACATTAGCAGAGGTAGAAAAACTTACATAGGGTTGATAGCCAGCTTGCCCAGAAGCAGCTGCAGGAAAATATTGAACTCCTGGAGCTGGATCTATATTTGCATCCGCAGCATCATAATATGCCATAGTATATTGTGTACCAGTTGTTATAGAACCAGTGCTCAATCCATCAGCACCTTTTTGACCTTGAACGCCTTGTACGCCTTGTACACCCACGGTTCCTTCACCACCAGCTGCGCCTTGCACACCAACTCTACCAGCTCGAATAAATTGAACTAGATAAGTAGCACCACTGGTTAGTCCGCTTCCAACTCCATTTTGTATGGTGAAAGACTTCACTCCATTCGTGTTTGCGTTTGCGCTGGCTGTAACTTCAAATGATAAAAATTCTGTGCTGTCTGCATCAGCATTAGTTATGTGTAGATATCCAATAGGACTTGTTGATCCATCAGCAATATTCCAAGTATTTAAATAACTACCAGCTGAATATGCATCTGATGTAGTTACATTGATATTTGCTCTAGTTGCATTAACAGGTGTAGCGTTGTTAAATTTAAGTTGACCGCTTGATGCGAGAAGTGCTGTTGTTCCAGTATTATACACATACTCCAATCCCACACCTCTGCCATCTGTTCCAATTATTCCTTGCGGTCCTTGCACACCTTGAACACCTTGCGCACCTGAAACAGTAGAACCAGAAGATGCTGCAGTTATACGACCCTTTTCATCAACTGTGATTGCAGCATAGGTGTATGATCCAGGAGTAACATTAGTATTTCTTAAATCAAAAGAAATGTTAGCATTTCCTGCAAAGGTGCCAGCTCCTGCTGTAACAGCTGTAGATATATTTGCACTTTGATTGAAATTTAGAAAAGATTTTTGTACTCCGCTTGCGCCATTTGCGTATGCTCGCGCAGTATTTGCTGCTGATTCTGCTATAGTTTGTACACCAGCAATCTGACCTTGAACTCCAGCTATTGATCCTTGAATACCAGAGATCTGACCTTGTATACCTGCTATCTGACCTTGGACTCCAGATATGGTTGCACCCAAGTCTACGCCAGCAGCTGACACAGATCCCGTGGCGCTAAATGCGCCAGTGTCAGTAAATGTATACAGATCATCTAAAGCGCCAGCACCAGTTTTGCGACTAACATACATTTGCCAACCAGTGCCATCACCCATAATAACACGACCAGATACTGGCGATGCGTAACCAGAAACAAGTTGCAATCTACCACCACCAACTAATTCAGTCCCATCTCCATCATCAATCATAACCCTACCACTAACGTGCAGTTTAGATGTTGGAGTTGTTGTTCCGATACCAACACTACCATCATTGGCTGTATTGGTAATACGCATTCTTTCTACACCATCAGTCACAATCGAAAACTGATTTGCAGGATTATTGTAAATTATCTGTCCTGGTAGAGTCGTTGTAGTCCCACCACCGCTGCTGGTTCCAAAATAAATGGTCTGATCAGATGCAGGTGATCCATACAATTCTATAGCAGAAGTTCCAGATTCATATGTCAATCTTAACTGTGGGCTATTTGTACCATCACCCAGTATATGAAGACTTCTAGCAGGGCTTATTGTACCAACACCAACTCTACCAGAAAATCCAACCGAAAGCGTTGTGTCAGGACCACTCGGAACAACTGTCAACCATTGCTCCTCACCATATCCTGCTCTTCTTATAATTGAGTTGAAATTTCCAGGATAATCTTGCCACATCTTGGTGTAGTAAACAGGATCACCATAATATCCTTGGAAAACTAAATTAGCGCGATTTGTAACTCCTGAAACATTAACTGTTTGTAACTCGGAGTTTGCTTCAAGTAACGGACTGGCTTCAATTCTACCTTGATAGTTAAAAAGTATTTCGTCCGTGTTACCTTTTAGAATGACTTGATTTGGTTCTGATCCCGTGCCAAATATTAAAGACATGGCTACAGGATCAACTAACTCAACCCATTCTATTGATACATTAGCATTTCCGCTGACAGAATCATAATTGACATTTGCTATGATTGCTTCGCTGTTCACAAAATTCATAGAGTTCGCAAGCATTGTGCTCGAACTGTTTTGTGAAACTGGTAACTTGATCAGTCCATAGTTTGTGGCTTTCCATGAGTATCCATCCCAGACCCAATTTGTAAAGTCTGAGGATACAAAAACTTGACCAACTGTTGGACTTTCTGGAAAATCAGCCATTTATGTTCCTGATATGTTTCGTTGTTGAAATACTAAATCTGGAAATTCTATCCATGAGTCACCTTCGGCATCTGCAGTAGAGCCACCATAGTATAATGTGGCAGTTCTAGGTCCATTGTTAGATACTGTTCCACCACCAGCGCATAAAGCCTTAATCACAATTCTATCGCCTTTATTGAAGGATACTGAGGCTAATGTATCAGACCAATTTAAAGCACTAGAGGTTGTACCCATTTCTACATCATCTCTAACAGGACCAAAAATACTTGTTTCAGTAGTTGATCCTCTTGGTAATTTGAAAAGTTCTACTGAAGCGTATGCATTAAGTTGCGCTTGACTTTCCGAAGCCCAAAAATTAAAAGTTGTTGTCCCTGAAATAGTTTGCGGTTCCAATGCTTCTGTAATCCAAGCAGTTACAGAACCACCTTCTGTTAATGTCCAAACTGAATTATTAGATCCGTTTGTTGGATTGATTACTATTGAAGTTGACAAACTTCCTCTGGTTGTTCTGGCTAACTTATAACCATCTCCAGTAGCCGCATCAACTCCAGAATAAAATTCTCTGAGATATACTCTAGTAGCCATGATTAGAAATTTAATGAAACATGAAATTCTGGAACAGTTCCTTGAACTCCAGCAATATTGACCCAAACAAATCTTCCACCCTGCACACCTTGTATAATGCTGATAGCTGCATCAGAAGTTGTTGTGCTGCTAACAACATTTTCGTTTACATGAGAGGTTAATGTAGTTGCGCGACTTGTCCCTGAGTTAATACTGTAACTGACTTGCGGGCTAGATGTGCCTCCAGCTAACACAGCATTTACATCTGAGATACTCAGATCAGTTACTGTGTAAAACAGAGTATACTCATCTCCAGCCACTGGATTTATAATAGTGTATGACTTGGGACTTGGATTTCCTTGCACACCTTGTGGACCTTGAACGCCTTGCACACCTTGTGGACCTTGAACGCCTTGCACACCTTGATGTCCTTGAAATCCTTGTGGACCTTGTACTCCTTGAACACCTTGTGGACCCTGAACACCTTGAACGCCTTGATGTCCTTGAAATCCTTGTGGACCTTGGACGCCTTGCACACCTTGATGTCCTTGAAATCCTTGTGGACCTTGGACGCCTTGCACACCTTGATGTCCTTGAAATCCTTGTGGACCTTGGACGCCTTGCACACCTTGATGTCCTTGAAATCCTTGTGGACCCTGAACACCTTGAACGCCTTGATGTCCTTGAAATCCTTGTGGACCCTGAACACCTTGAACGCCTTGATGACCTTGAAATCCTTGTGGACCCTGAACACCTTGAACGCCTTGATGACCCTGTAGTCCTATTGCTGCATACTCTCCAGGCAATCCTTGTACACCCTGAACTCCTTGTGGACCTTGGACACCCTGCACGCCTTGATGTCCTTGCACACCTTGAACACCTTGTGGACCCTGAACACCTTGAACGCCTTGATGTCCTTGAAATCCTTGTGGACCTTGGACTCCTTGCACTCCTTGTGGACCTTGAACACCTTGCACACCTTGGTGTCCTTGAAATCCTTGTGGACCTTGGACGCCTTGAACACCTTGCGGACCTTGATGTCCTTGCCTTCCTTGCACACCCTGAGCACCAGCAACACCCTGCGCTCCTTCAACACCTTGTGGACCTTGTACACCCTGAACACCCTGCGGTCCTTGCAGACCAGTGAGCCCCTGTGGTCCTTGAGCACCTTGCACGCCTTGTGCACCCTGCTTACCTTGTGCACCTTCCGTACCAAATATCATCCACTTACTAGCATCAGTTCCTGGAGTGACGCCACTAGATGGTTGTATTGCAATATAACTTGTGCCGCTGTAGGCAACAACATCATTCGTGCCATAAGATGTAGCACCACTAAAATCGCCTTGAATAGTATATCCTTGCTTGACTGCATTGGCTTCATATGTTGATGCAACAGCAACTAGACGACTATCAATGTTTGCTGATAGAGATACAATATCTCCAGCATTTAGATTAATAGGACGAGCCCAATTATAGGCTGAATTATTGGCAACGAAAATATCAGAAGCAATTGTGGTAGTAGTAGCTGGAGAAGGTGTTGCTTTATATAAAGTGATTCCAAATGTAGCGTTTGACGCTGTGGTATTTGTAATTACCAGTCCATGTATTGACGCATCAACACCAGCGGGACACTGATATATCTCAGTTGACGAAGTTGTCAACGCTAATGTATTTGCTCTAAATCTACCAGCCATTTTACACCTAATTATGTATCAATACAGTATTTATATGAAACTATTCTTATCCTAATATGTGCTGATATACGCTGCAGCAGATCTTTTCTTAAATTTTGGCGGACCAAATGCTCTACCAGGAGCATTATACACAGTAGAAGTTCTTCCGCCAATGATATCGCGGTCTGTTGTTGAATTTGCGCCCATATCTGGCACATAGAAAATCAAAGAATCACCTTGTATAGATCTAGCATCTGCTCCATTGAACAACGCTACAGCCTCATCAGCAGTAAGTATTTTATCCCATGCAGCAGGATGAGCAATGTAACAATCTCCTGAAGTGTCTCTAACCGTGTTAGGAACATCGAATGGTGCATTGTTGCCGATAACCACTTTATGCGGATTAGTAGTATCCCAGGCTGCTGTGCTGTATCCTGTTGGGTTACTGAGGGTTACAGAAGTACCATCCAAATAAGCAGCAGTTGTACCTGCAGTACGATTAAATGTGCATAGTACATATTGCCACTGACCTTGTAAAAATTGACCAGATGTGGTGCTAGCAAATGTAGTAACTGCACTATTATTCCAACGCATGCGTAGTTTTGGATAAGGTAATCCCGAACTAGGTCCGTCAACTCCAATCATCCAGGAATAATCAATATCGTTAGCACCACCCTCATATCTAGTGCCAGTTATGGGAGTTCGATCTGTGCGATGACGCACCCAAAGTCTAGGATCTTCATTTGCAGTAAAGGAACGAAAATAAACCCACATTCCTAAAGACGCTCCCGTACCAGAAAATACCCAATCAGTATTGAATTGAGATCTTGCAGCATTAGTTACTGAAAATTGATCTAGTTGACCTGTTGCATCACCACCCAAACTTCCTTGAAAATATCTAGAAGTAGATCCTGGTAGATCAGTGAAATCTGAATCTGGTCTTTCTGAAAAAGAAATAAACGAATATTGCGTGTTATCGGGACCTATTGTTGAATCTTGTTGATTCGTTACATTCGCAAAAGCAGTTCCATCATTCTTTATTTGATAATGTGTTGTTAAGCTGGCGAGCGAATTTCTTCTAATTTGATCAGTGCCTGAAAATGCGCTAGTCCAACCAGAAGTTTGAAAAGTCCAATCAACATCATCATTAGCAACAAAAATATACAATCCAACAGTGTTTGCCTCTGGACTTTTTCTAGATTCATGACCACCACTAAAATCTCCTGCTGTTGTACTTACATCATATGGAGGACCAGTTGGAGTAGCAACTAGACTCCACATTTGCGACAAAGTTTCTTGATAAAGTTTATGACCAGAAACGCTGGCACGAAAAGCAAATGATGCTACAATAATTCCGTTAGTAGTAGCACATGCGGTATCTAATTGATTATCGCGTATGAATAAAGTAGGATTACCCCAACTCCCACTATAATGACACCATGATTGTAGAAATTTATTTTGTGCGTTTATAGCAGAACTAGCCGCTTTAAATTCAGTTTTCCAATCTTCACTACCTGTGCTGGCGAATGCAGGCAAAAAGTTTGCATTTGAATCGCGATAATTACAAATAACTAATAACAAATCACCAGCCTGCATTCCACTTGGCTGCGGTATTGCAATTGCTGTGTTAGTTGACCCAGACCAGCTGGCTGTTGCTGTATCTGCTGCGTTGACTGCTGATCCAACGAAAGTAATAGCCATGAATCACCTTATGTATAAGTTATCAATACTTCAACCGCTAAAGCATCTCCAGCCATTGTATCTGATCCGCTTGCTGCTTTTCTTGCAAGTTTTACTACAGCATAATCATTTCCAGCAATGCTGTCTAATGATGTAACAGTTATATCAACGCTATGTAGTCTTTGTCCTGTTGTTCCTAGATGACTATCTGTAGCAGTTGCTTCTGTACCAAAGGCTTTAGTTTCTATATCTTGCGTATCAGTGTTTGGTGTAATCGCCGCAAGTGATGCGCCCCAGACTACATCACCCGAAGATGCAGTATCAGCATACCAACGCACGGTGACTGTAATGTTTCCAGAAACGTAATTGATTGCTACAAACTTAAAGTAACATGTTTCTTCTGTTGCCGCATCAAAGGCTAGAGATTCTACTGGGAAGTTAGTTCCCGCTACAGTTTTGAATTGCGCAGGGTTTGATGTTGGGAAAGATGCTGATTCAGGTTTACAAACAATGACTGCACCAGAAGGAACTCCAGATGCACCTTGCGCACCAGCAATGCCCTGAACACCTTGAACACCAATAGAACCCTGCACACCTTGTGATCCAACATATAGTTGGCTCTTCCAAGATCCGCTGGTGCTATCGTAGATCCACACAGCTCCTGAGGATCCTTGATATCCTTGTCCGTTTACTGGTGATGTTGGAAAATCTAGTGCCATTATAGTTCTCTCTGTAAACTCTTTCTATTTATTATATCAACACGACTTGAAAATAGGGTGGCTTGGTGGCTACTGCAGCGCCTTGATACAAAGCCAATACGCTAGTAGATCCTGTCGTACCACCACCAGCCGCTGTTCCACCAAAATCGCCTTGTCCTAACGTAGAAGGTGCCTGACCAGTTTCTATTTGATATGCAGCAACAATGGATGAGTCAGAACCAAGTGCTGTCTCGGTGTTAATGATAGAATATCCACCAGCTCCTGCAGGTGCTTGGTTATAGTCATTTGGTCGGAAAGAACAAACAACTGTTAATGCGTCATATTCAAATCCAATTGCTGGAGGGAGACCACCGTAATCCAAAGCAGGATATTCGAATATTGTACCAACGGTTGTATTTCTAGTATTAGATAAGTATACTCCAGCAGTAGTATCAACACCGCGAAACACGCCAACTAGAACCATGCTTGGATCGTTGGTCAATCCAGAGCCAGAGGTGCTTACTGTTGGATTTGATTCGCCACCACTACTTGCAACTTTAGTTAGAAAAGAAACACGACAAGTTCCGCCAGTTGTTACAACTTGAGTATATCCTGTAGCAGTAAATCCAGTTGCATTTGTACCGTCGTTGTTTCCACAAAACAATACAATCAAATCTCCTGCTTGTATACCAGAAGGAAGCGCAGGTGTTACTGCACCACCAGAGTTCTGAAAGTTTTGATTACCACCAGAGGTATTGATCGGTCCCCAATCAACGAGTGAAATTGCCATATCTAATCACCTAACTCATAAGCCCATTCGGATATTTGCCCTGTGTATTCTTCATCTTCACCGTCTAATGCAAGATAGACAATGTTATTTTCTACATATGCACGATTAGGATTCATCACACCCAGTTCGTCTTTGATCCAAAACTGAGATCCAGTCAAAGGATTTTCGTCATTCCAATTTATCCAATGCGACATAGGATTATCCTAGATCAAGTGATACAGTTACACGAGTAACGTCTGGTGTTGCTGCGCTGTTGACTCGGAACTCTAGAATATCACCGTCAGAAATAGTTACGCTGCCCCATGTACCTGAAATGGTTGAGTCAGTATTTTTCTGCGCACTTGCTAGTCTTGGTGGTTCAGTGCCAGAAATCAATGTCATAGTTGGGAAGTTAGCATAAGTCGCTTTGTAGACATCAACAATAACACTTCCTGAAGTATCCGCAAAAATAGACCAGCCAGTGATTGTAGCATCAAAGGTGCACTGCACCAATCCCTTAGATTGAGCTGACGCAGAAGCACCAGTGGTAATTGTTGAACCACCACCATCAATTGCAAAGTTTAGAGTTCTTGGTCCACCTAAACCTTGGACGCCCTGCGCACCTTGCGCACCCGCAACACCTTGTGGACCTTGCACACCTTGTACACCCTGCGCACCAACATTACCAGTTCTAGAGAATGCAACATATACAGGATCTAAATCTGTTGGTAGCGATCCAGAAATGTAATTTACACTTATTGTGTAATAGTTACCACTATCCGTAAACGCAGTAACTTCAAAAATATTATCACCATTTGGATGGCGAATGACCATGTATCCAAACACACCAGTTGGATTTGTGTCATCCCAACTATCAAACCAAGCAGCTTGATCAACAGCATTACTGTCTGACTGACCAATGTAAATTGTGTCTACCGATCCAATAGTTCCATTGTTATATCTTAAATCACCGACGTTAGTGCCACCAGCAGAAGTTGTAGACTCCCAAGTGTATGGAATACCTGAAGAACCTGTTAGACCAGTTGCACCTTGAACACCTTGTGCTCCATCAACACCCTGCGGTCCTTGTACACCTTGGACACCTTGAACGCCTTGTGCGCCAACGACACCTTGTGCACCATCAACTCCTTGTGGTCCTTGCACACCTTGGACACCCTGTACACCTTGAGCACCTACGACGCCTTGCGCACCTTCAACTCCTTGTGGTCCTTGTACACCTTGGACACCTTGAACACCTTGTGCACCCAATACACCTTGTGGACCCTGTACGCCTTGAACACCTTGCGCACCGACCACACCTTGTGGACCCTGAACGCCTTGAACACCTTGTGCTCCATCAACACCCTGCGGTCCTTGTACACCTTGGACACCTTGAGCACCTTGTGCACCGACCACACCTTGTGGACCCTGAACACCTTGAACACCTTGTGTACCTTGTGGTCCTGGATTAGAAATAAACGCATCAACCCATTGAGTGCTGTCACCATCATTATAATAGATTTTCAGCTGACCAGATACACTATCCCACCATAGATCTTGATTTGCTCTACCGCCAGTTGGTGTGGTATCTTGTACAGTTAGATTTGCATTTCCGTCACCACCACCAGAGGTGAATGATACATTAGCGTTACCATCAATACCAGATTCTACAAGTACAGTAACGCTGGCAGTATTATTGAAATTGATTCCACTAGCAAGAACAGTAGATCCAGTGTTGGCTGAAACATCAAATCCTTGAGGACCAGCAGCACCTTGGACACCCTGTGAGCCCACCACACCTTGTGGACCTTGGACACCTTGTACACCCTGCGCCCCTACTACGCCTTGCGGACCTTGTACACCTTGGACACCCTGTGCGCCGATTACACCTTGTGGACCTTGGACACCTTGTACGCCTTGCGCACCGACGACACCTTGTGGTCCTTGCTCGCCTTGGACACCTTGTGCGCCAATGACGCCTTGTGGACCTTGTACACCCTGTACACCTTGAGCACCTACAACACCTTGTGGACCTTGAACGCCTTGAACGCCTTGCGCACCTACAACTCCCTGCGGTCCTTGAACTCCCTGCACACCTTGTGCGCCAATAACTCCTTGCGGACCTTGAACACCTTGAACACCTTGCGCACCAATAACACCTTGCGGACCTTGAACTCCCTGTACACCTTGTGCGCCAATAACACCTTGCGGTCCTTGGACACCTTGGACACCTTGTGCACCCACAACGCCTTGCGGTCCTTGGACACCTTGGACACCTTGAGCACCGACTACACCTTGCGGTCCTTGAACTCCCTGTACACCTTGTGCGCCAATTACACCTTGTGGTCCTTGTTCACCTTGAACGCCTTGTGCACCCACTACACCTTGTGCGCCAATGACGCCTTGTGGACCTTGTACACCCTGTACACCTTGAGCACCTACAACACCTTGTGGACCTTGAACGCCTTGTACACCTTGTGCACCAATAACGCCTTGCGGACCTTGCACACCCTGTACACCCTGCGCACCTACAACACCTTGTGGACCTTGAACACCTTGGACACCTTGTGCACCGACGACACCTTGTGGTCCCTGAACACCTTGTACACCTTGCGCACCAATGACACCCTGTGGACCCTGAACACCTTGTACGCCTTGTGCACCGACGACACCCTGAGCACCGACTTCACCTTGGACACCCTGTGCGCCAACTACGCCTTGTGGACCTTGTACGCCTTGAACGCCTTGTGCTCCGACAACGCCTTGTGGACCTTGTACGCCTTGAACGCCTTGTGGTCCCTGTACACCCTGTACACCTTGAGCACCTACAACACCTTGTGCACCATCAATACCCTGTGGTCCCTGAACACCTTGGACACCTTGTGCACCTTGAGCACCGACGACACCTTGTGCTCCATCAACACCCTGTGGTCCCTGAACACCTTGGACACCTTGTGGTCCTTGAACACCCTGTACACCTTGCGGACCTTGCGGACCAGGAGAACCTGCAGCACCTGCAAGATTTACTGTCCATACAGCGTATGTACCACTTCCTAGTGTGCTGGTAACATTTACAGTCAACGATCCATTTGCTGGATTATAGTCAGTGACAGTTCCTTCCATGTAATTATTTTCATCATACACGATACGAACTGTCTGCGCATCAGTATAAGCAAGACCAGTTTCAACTGTTATAGTTGTGCTACCAGTTCCAATGGTATCAGAGGTAGTGCTAGTTGTAGCGTAGCGATCTCCAATAACACCCTGTACACCTTGTGCACCAACTTGTCCTTGAACGCCTTGTGGACCCTGAACACCTTGTACACCTTGAGCACCTACAACACCTTGCGCTCCATCAACTCCTTGCGGTCCTTGTACACCTTGGACACCTTGTGGTCCTTGTACACCCTGTACACCTTGAGCACCTACAACACCTTGAGCACCTTCAACTCCTTGCGGACCTTGAACACCTTGCACACCTTGAGCACCAACAACTCCTTGTGGACCTTGAACTCCCTGCACACCTTGTGCGCCAATAACTCCTTGCGGACCTTGAACACCTTGAACGCCTTGCGGACCTTGTTCACCTTGAACACCTTGTGCGCCAATAACTCCCTGCGGACCTTGAACACCTTGAACGCCTTGTGCGCCAATTACACCTTGTGGACCTTGGACACCTTGTACACCTTGCGCACCAATGACGCCTTGTGGACCTTGAACGCCTTGGACGCCTTGAGCACCGACGACACCTTGTGGACCCTGAACGCCTTGAACGCCTTGTGGTCCCTGTTCGCCTTGAACACCTTGCGCACCAACGACACCTTGCGGTCCTTGTTCACCTTGAACACCTTGCGCTCCGACAACGCCTTGCGGTCCTTGGACTCCCTGTACGCCCTGAGCACCAATAACTCCCTGTGGACCTTGAACTCCCTGTACACCTTGTGCACCCACCACACCTTGCGGTCCTTGGACTCCCTGTACACCTTGTGGTCCTTGTTCACCTTGAACACCTTGAGCACCAATGACACCCTGTGGACCTTGAACGCCTTGGACGCCTTGAGCACCAATGACACCTTGTGGTCCCTGTTCGCCTTGAACACCCTGTGCGCCAATAACACCTTGTGGTCCTTGAACTCCCTGCACACCCTGTGCACCCACTACACCCTGTGGTCCTTGAACGCCTTGAACACCCTGTGCACCAACTACACCCTGTGCACCAACTTCACCTTGAACGCCTTGCGCGCCAATTACACCTTGCGGTCCTTGTTCACCTTGTACGCCTTGTGCACCGACGACACCTTGTGCGCCAACTTCACCTTGCACACCCTGCGCACCTACAACTCCCTGCGGTCCTTGTACACCTTGTACGCCTTGTGGACCTTGAACACCTTGCACACCTTGAGCACCGACGACGCCTTGCGCACCATCAACTCCTTGTGGTCCTTGAACTCCCTGCACACCCTGCGGTCCTTGTTCACCTTGAACACCCTGTGCGCCAATTACACCTTGTGGACCTTGTTCGCCTTGAACACCTTGTGCGCCAATGACACCTTGTGGACCTTGTTCACCTTGAACGCCTTGTGCGCCAATGACGCCTTGTGGTCCCTGTTCACCTTGCACACCCTGTGCACCAATGACGCCTTGTGGACCTTGCTCACCTTGAACGCCTTGAGCACCTACAACTCCCTGCGGTCCTTGCTCACCTTGTACGCCTTGCGCACCAACGACACCTTGCGGTCCTTGTTCACCTTGAACACCTTGCGCACCCACAACTCCCTGTGGACCTTGTACACCTTGAACACCTTGCACGCCTTGCGCACCGACCACACCTTGTGGACCCTGAACGCCTTGAACACCCTGCGGTCCTTGGACACCTTGGACACCTTGTGCTCCAATGACGCCTTGTCGACCTTGGACTCCTTGCACACCTTGTGCGCCTACCACACCTTGTCGACCTTGGACTCCTTGCACACCTTGTGCGCCTACCACACCTTGTCGACCTTGAACGCCTTGAACTCCTTGTGGACCTTGAACGCCCTGGACACCCTGTGCACCGACGACACCTTGTGCGCCAACTTGCCCTTGCACACCTTGTACACCTTGAGCGCCTTGTACACCTTGTGGTCCTGGAACACCAGCAGCACCTTGGTCACCAGTGTCACCTTTTGATCCTTGTACACCCTGTGCACCTTGCACACCTTGAGAACCTGCTGCACCTTGTGCACCAACTTCACCTTGTACACCTGCTATTGTTACAGCATCTGCTACCCAAGATTCACCGTCGAAAGTCCAACTTAGACTTCCTGACTGATAACCTTGTCCGTTAGATGGGCTGCTTGGGAAATTAAATGCCATTTCTTATCTCTTTAGTAGATCAACTGTCTATTTATTAGTCAATGGTTGTCACGCCTTTCAATCCTTTTGTTGCATCAAAATGTACAAAAATACCATCTTCAGGTTCTGTCCAAGATGCATCTGTATATCCACCTACCAATAACATGCCTCCGTCTATAACAACACAGGTTCCAATATCACCAGCTGCGCTGCCAACCTGATATTTTTGTATTTGTCCAGTGGTTAGATTGAACAGTGCAAGAAAAATATCAGATCCACCTGCGCTAGATAAAGCATCATCAGCAAAGATACCAGTAGTATGTCCTACAACTGCAATCACATTTCCTGGCAATAAAGCAGAAACACGACCATTGGTATCTAAAATCTCAGAAGCAGCAGATCCTGTTTGATATGCAACATTCCAAGTATTCGTGTTATAATTGAACACCATGATACCAATATCATCACCACCCTGAGTGGTGGTTGTACTTGCACCCACGTTGACTACGTTGTCTGTAGTCTGATATGCAATGGCAATCTGATTACCACCAATGTCATGTAGATTGACTCCACGATCATTACCAGAGCCACCAGCCTGATAGTGACGCACCGTGTTGGCTGTGGTGTCGAAGATAGATAGAATTACATCATATGCACCTTCGTTGAGACCACCCAATGTTCCTGTGGTTCTTCCTGTTACTGCGAGATTACCATCCGCAAGTTTAGTTATTGCATATAATTCTTCGTCAGTATCTTGTCCATACTGATAGATCTCAAATTCACGACCAGGAACAGCCGACTCATCAAAGCGTACAAAGATTTCATCATACGCACCTGAGATTGGCGCATTCACTCGACCAATCGCTCCAGATACCTGACCCACTGCCCAAAATACATTGGCTGAATATTGTAGAATATCATAACCAAAGAAATTACCATCGTCAGCAATCGCATCTCCAATAGTGCCAATTTGCCAGAATTTAGAGAACGCACCAGTATCATACATTGGTGCCTTTTCATTGCCTGTCATATGAATCATATGTGACGGCATATTGAGGTGTTCATTAGCAATATCTAAATCAAATTTAGCAATAAAGAAATTCCATAGACCGCTAGAACCATCAAACACTTCTTCGAATTTAATTGTGGCTTCGGCGATTGTATGTGAACCAGAACCGATACTAACAGACGCATTGGTTAGTGTCGGTACAACGCCAGTCACAGAAGGTGAATATGAAAATAAATCTACATCTGGATCATCAGCTGGATACACTCCATATTCAAAATAATCAGCAAAGTTATCATCTTTGTGTAACTTACCATAACCAAAACCAAGTCTTGGTAAACGGAATAGATTTGCGCCTTTTTCTTCTGTGTTCAACAAATCATCACCAGCAATCCAAATGTGATCGTCAAGATGATCCATGATACAAGAACGCCAGTTGGTGTCAAATAAGTTACCATCTGGGTCTGTGCGCCACATATAGTTTTGTTTCTGTAAAGTACCAGATGAATTATATTTTAAGAAGATACCGCGATTCTTAGTTTCTGACATCGCATGAATCACTGGGTGATAATCTCGACGATCAATTTGATTTTCATATCCAATCGCGTAGATATTATCATCACCATCAATTGCTACGCCAGTCAACTGTGAATCTACGTTAGCGTAGACTGACCAGTTTGCAGCACCTGTTGAATCAAACTGAGTAATGATAGCGTTGCCAGTATTTGCACCGACAGCGATTACGTTAGATCCACCATCAATACCCACATCATAGAAAGATCCAGCGCCTGTTTTTCTAGCCCATGTTAGCGAGCCACTATTGTTTAATTTAAATACAGTGCTTTCTGTACCGTCATCTCCAGCAAGGTAGATATTACCACTAGAGTCTAACTTGATTCTACGCGCAGAAAAATCAGGAATGGTCTTTTGCCAGTGTATGGTTGTTCCATCAGTAGCAAGTTTCATCACATGTGTATTTGTAGTAGTATTCGCCAGAGCGATGTATAGATTATCGCTATACATTGCCATGCTAGTGATATACTCAGCAGCACTTGTATCTAGAGTCTTGATCCAGATCATATTACCATCACTATCCAACTTGGCTAAGAATCCGCCAGAGGATGTTGTGCCTGTAGTGGTATTACCACCAACATAGATGTAATCTGAACTATCTACAGCAATTGCTTCACCAATTTGTGCGTTTGTTCCTGTGATTAGTTTTGACCACTCAACGCCAATGTTTGATGTGTACTTAGTCACAATCACGTTTTCTGTATTGCGTTTTGTTCCAACAGTGACGATTGTGTTTGCAGAAGTGATTGCTAAGTCTTTAAATTCTGTGTTCGCATTGTCTATTGTTAATCTACGACCATATGGATGGTATCTCAATTCATTTAAATCTACTAACTGACTCTTAGAGTATCCAGTTAGATACACATAATTAGCACCTTCTTTTTGAGTTACTGCAGTAAAATAGTCAGGACCAGTTCCTCCATGAGCCCAATATGTTGCTTTTGGTTGCTCAACGTCTTCTGTAGGTTCATATAATGCGACTAAGAAATCATCTCCACCTTTATTTCCTTCATTGTCTCCAGTCAAACCACAAAATAACATACGCCCATCAGGTATCACAGTAACATCATAATAATACTGCTCACCACCAACTCCTGCTGAAGAATTTCTTTCTACGAATTGTGGTGATACATAATCGTATTTAAATACGTTGTTTCCTGTAGGGATTGGGTCTGGCTCAATTGCGTTGATACGATACCATGTATAATTTGTCGGATTATATTTTACATAACCAGCAGTATTTTCTGCGCGCAAAATAAATCCATTATTTGTCACATCAAAGTCAAAATGTTCATAATCAACGCGAGTATACACTACTTGGAAACTATATACACCCTGACCAGAATATGTGCCAGTAACGTCTTCGTCGCCGCTTAGATGAACGAAAAACTTACGAGTAGATGACTGATAAGAAACGCCATGTACGCGAAGTGCCTTTGATCCATTTGAAACGATTTGACCTTCGTTAGTCCAAGTCATGGTTTCTATATTGCAGCTGTACAGATTAGCACCAGTATTTTGACCAACGACAGCGTAGATTGTGCTATCAACTTCAATCATATGACAGTCTGGTTTGATATTAGATCCAGTTAAAATTGTACTGACATTAAGTGTTGCGTCTGATAGTGAATCAGCTGAGTCTAATCTCCAGATCTTTAGATCATATGTAGATGCCGCTCCATTATAAATTACAGGAAAATAAATCTTTTCGCTACTTAGCAAACCGCAGCTTGCACGCAATGGATATTCACCAACATTCGTTTCAGAAACAAATACGGGATCAGCAAAATCATATGATCCAAGATCAACTTCTGCTGTAAATGCACGGCTAGAAAGAACAAAGGTTCTAGAATAAACCTTCCAATTAGATCCATCAGCAGTCAAATAAAATGCGTGATAGCGACTGCTAGATCCGTATAAAATACCACCAGGAATATAATTCTTATTTGATACCGAAGGAAGTTCAACGTCTAAGTGAGACTGGTGAGCACCACCAACAGATGGTTGGTGAATACGAGCAAGAATCGACTGCCACTTATTCTGACCCTGATCCGCTTCCGCAAAGATCATATAGCCATAGTGCTTGTCGTCAGGATTGATATAATTACCGTCAGAGAATACTATGCGTCCGTTTTCATAATCGTCTTCATAGATATTTGGTGCGTGTAAGTGATAGTTGTAATAGAAATAATCACCACCATCTTGTATTTGGTAAAAACGATCCCAATACATCGCAGTATCATCTGGGCTGAGAGCCAGAGATCCAATATGCGCAAACATGATCGCATCGGTTTCTTCTTCATCGGTTACATCGTTGACTCCAGGACCAATGTGCGAAATTGTGCTGCCGTGATAATATCTTGTGGTTCCCAACCAAGATTCTGATATATTAGAAAAGGTTCCAACTAATGATAGATAACCAGATTGAGTTGGCAACTCAGTTCCGTAACGATATGGTATAATTGTATCGTCTTTTGTTGTAGTGGAACCAAAGTCAGCTGTAAACCAATATCCAGAACTCATGCCTGGAATGGCTGGATGATTTATCTTAGTGCCAGTTGTATTCGCAGCATAAACAATTGTCTCTGTATTTATTGCAGCCATATATTATGATCCTGAGATTACGATTCCAGGACGGAAGAACAAAGTAGTTCCATTGATTGCAAATCCAATACTCAAAGCACGAATGCTTGCAGAAATTGTTGGTGCGGTAGTAGTTGGAGTTCCATCAGATCCTAAAAAGTAAATAGAACCAGCAGAAAGTCCAGTCAAACCACCAATCACACCATAACCATAATAAGTATTATTGTTTTTAAACAACACTGAATTTAGTTGCGCCACTGTATCGTTATAAGTGCAATCTACAGCAGTGTTGTTGGTTGTAATACGAACACATTTGCCGTTAGTTCCACCAGATAATCCAGATACAGTCACTGCTTCGGCAGTAGTTGTTGATGTAGATTTTACGAATGCCATGATTATATACCCTGTCTTGTAATTAGAAAGTACGAATCAGCCAATGCTGTTCCAGCAGCTGTAGATTCAGCAATTTGAATTTGCAAATAGTCACCACTATTTATAGCCAAAACCTCATCGTATTCTAAACGATCATTTGGACTTAGTGTTGCTGTTTCTATTGTTGTTGTGCCTTTGCGCAGATTGATTGTATATGAACCAGAAGATCCGCCAGTGCCAGTTTCAATATAGGCTTTGACGCGATAGTAACCTGTAGTGTAGAAGCTGACATTAGCAGTATTGCTTACGCTCCAATATACATTGCCTGTAGAATCTGCGTTTACATTGAACACTGCTTCGTCCCATGTAATTGCTGTGGGAGTAGCAGTTGCTGCTTCTGAAGAAGTTAGTCGCACCTTGACGCCACTGAACGCTGTAGCATTGTTATATGTGGTTGATCCAGCTGCTGTTCCAATGAGTATAAACTCAATCACTGTGTTAGATGTCAATGTACCTGCAGCTGTTGTTTCTGATCCATATAACTCAATGTAATCGCCCTTGACTAGATATACAATCTCATCAAACACAATGCTTTGATTTGGTCCTGCAGAAACAGAGGAAATCGTAGTTGAGCCATTCTTCTTGAATGCAAGTGTGTAACTGTTACCAGATCCACCAGTTCCTGTTACAGCAATGGCATTGATTCTATAGTAACCAGTTTCTGATGCAGTCAATCTTTTGTTGCTTCCCGCATCAAAGAAGTTACCAATGTCATAAACTTCACTATCCCACGTGACTGCTGCGCTAGTTGATGTCAACGCTTCGCTTGATGTGAGTTTGACTTTAACACCCTTGAACAAACGTGTGCCTGATCCTCTGCTTGGTTCCCATGCAGTGCCATCGTATCTCCAGATACGACCATTTGAATCAGTATACTGATCGCCATTATTTGGTGAGGATGGAAAATTTAGTGCCATTTCTATACCTTATTGAAATATAGTGTAACCTTCAATCCAGCTGCGCCAGTACCAGCACCATCAATGTCAATTGTAATCTCAGCATCGTCAGCTACAGAGCTGGTTGCGATTGTAGTTGGTGTAGCAGCTGTAGTAGAAGTTTTCTCATCTTGATCTACGCTTAGTTTATTTGCACCAAGCACTGAAGTTCCAGTCACATTGATGTCAACGGTAACAGCACCAGAGGTTGATGCGGTGGTTAGACTTGCTCTTGGAATATCAGTTAGAGTCAACGCAAATGGAGCGCGGAAAGTTTTCTTTGCGGTTCCAGTTGTCAATGAAGTTGTCTCATCACCAATATCAATGACCCAGAAGTTTACACCAGGATCGCCCTTGACTTCAGGATCTGCAACCAACACCCACTGACTTGATGATCCATCATTATAGTAGATGTATGACTTACCTGTATCAGAATCCCACCAAACTGTGCCGTCGCCAGGAGATACAGGAGCAGTAGAAGAAACGGTAAATGCACCATTCAATCCCTGCGGACCTTGAGGACCAGCTGAGTTGATAAACGCATCAACCCATTGAGCAGTATCGCCGTCATTATAGTAGATCTTCAATCTACCAGAATCTGAATCCCACCAGAAATCTTGATTGGCTCTTGGTGTTCCTCCTGGAGCAGAGTCAAGTACAGTAATGTCAGCATTACCATCATCAATACCACTAGAGAAAGATACATTAGCATTACCATCAATACCTGCTTCAACTAGAACGGTAATGCTAGATGTGTTAGTAAAATTGATTCCACTAGATGTTACAGTTGATCCAGTATTCGACGATACTGGGAAGTTATCATTACCTGCAACACCCTGCACGCCTTGTGGTCCTTGAACGCCTTGAACACCTTGTGGACCTTGCACACCCTGCACGCCTTGTGGTCCTTGAACGCCTTGAACACCTTGTGGACCTTGCACACCTTGGACGCCTTGTGCTCCATCAACGCCTTGTGGTCCCTGAACTCCCTGTACGCCTTGTGGACCTTGCTCACCTTGAACACCTTGAGCACCAATGACACCCTGTGGACCTTGAACGCCTTGGACGCCTTGAGCACCAATGACACCTTGTGGTCCCTGTTCGCCTTGAACACCCTGTGCGCCAATAACACCTTGTGGTCCCTGTACGCCTTGAACGCCTTGTGGTCCCTGTTCGCCTTGAACACCTTGCGCACCAACGACACCTTGCGGTCCTTGTTCACCTTGAACACCTTGCGCACCCACAACTCCCTGTGGACCTTGAACGCCTTGGACACCTTGTGCGCCGATTACACCTTGTGGACCTTGGATACCTTGGACGCCTTGTGCTCCATCAACACCTTGTGCGCCAACGACACCTTGTACGCCTTGTGGACCTTGCTCACCTTGAACACCTTGAGCACCAATGACACCTTGTGGACCTTGAACGCCTTGAACACCCTGTGCTCCATCAACACCTTGTGGTCCCTGTACACCTTGAACGCCTTGCGGACCTTGCACACCTTGGACGCCTTGTGGTCCTTGTGGACCAGGAGCACCAGCAAGGTTGACATCCCAAACAGAATATGTTCCAGAGCCTGTAATTGTTGTCACATCAACAACTAAGTCACCAGTACCAGAATTATAGGAAGTTACAGTACCTTCCATTTTATTGCTGCTATCATAGGCAATAATTACACTCTGACCTGCGGAGTAGGCAAGACCAGTTTCAACTGTTATGGTTGTGCTGCCAGTTGCAATAGTGTCAGAGGTGCTACTGGTTGTAGCGTATAGATCTCCTGGAGTTCCTTGTACACCCTGAACACCCTGCGGACCTTGAACACCTTGAACTCCTTGCGGACCTTGTTCACCTTGAACACCTTGTGCGCCAACGACACCTTGAACTCCTTGCGGACCTTGTTCACCTTGAACGCCTTGCGCGCCTACGACACCTTGTGGACCTTGAACACCTTGTACGCCTTGTGCTCCATCAACACCTTGTGGTCCCTGTACACCTTGAACGCCTTGTGCACCTTGTGGACCTTGCTCACCTTGAACACCTTGTGGTCCTTGCACACCTTGGACGCCTTGTGGACCTTGCTCACCTTGAACACCCTGTGCACCTACAACTCCCTGCGGTCCTTGAACTCCCTGCACACCTTGTGCGCCAACGACACCTTGCGGTCCTTGTACACCTTGGACACCTTGTGGACCTTGCTCGCCTTGGATACCTTGCGCACCGACGACACCTTGCGGACCTTGTACACCTTGGACACCTTGTGGACCTTGCTCGCCTTGGACACCTTGCGCACCGACGACACCTTGTGGACCTTGAACACCTTGTACACCTTGTGGTCCCTGTTCGCCTTGCACACCTTGTGGTCCCTGCACACCTTGAACGCCTTGTGCTCCTTCAACACCTTGTGGACCTTGGACACCTTGAACACCTTGTGCACCCACAACGCCTTGTGGACCTTGTTCACCTTGAACACCTTGTGCGCCAATGACACCTTGTGGACCTTGTTCACCTTGAACGCCTTGCGCTCCAACGACACCTTGTGGACCTTGGACGCCTTGGACACCCTGTGCTCCATCAACACCCTGCGGTCCTTGAACACCCTGTACACCTTGCACACCTTGTGCACCGACGACACCTTGTGCTCCATCAACGCCTTGTGGTCCCTGTACGCCTTGCACACCCTGTGGACCTTGTTCACCTTGTACACCCTGTGGTCCCTGTGCACCTTGTACACCTTGGACACCCTGTGGACCTTGAACGCCTTGGACACCTTGCACACCTTGAGCACCGACGACACCTTGTGCTCCGTCAACACCTTGTGGACCTTGAACACCTTGGACACCTTGTGCGCCAACGACACCTTGTGGACCTTGAACGCCTTGAACACCCTGTGCCCCATCAACACCTTGTGGACCTTGTACGCCTTGAACACCCTGTGCGCCAACGACACCTTGTGGACCTTGAACGCCTTGTACGCCTTGTGCACCCTGTGGACCTTGTTCGCCTTGTACGCCTTGCGCTCCATCAACACCTTGTGGACCTTGGACGCCTTGAACTCCTTGTGCACCCTGTGGACCTTGCACACCCTGTACGCCTTGTGCACCGACAACACCTTGTGGACCTTGCACACCTTGGACACCTTGTGGACCTTGCTCACCTTGAACGCCTTGCGCTCCAACGACACCTTGTGGACCTTGAACGCCTTGTACACCCTGTGGTCCTTGTGCTCCAGTGTCACCTTTGTCACCAGTTCTAGTAAATGTAATGATTACATTTGTTGTATTGGCTAAAGATGTTTCACCGCTAGTCCATGCGACAGGAACATTAAAGTGATCAGTGTGTTCAGAGTGTGATCCATTTATGCTGAAGAATGCAAACTGATTTATATTTGCAGTATTTGCAACCTTGAACACACCCTTAATTGTAGAAGTGGAGTCATCAATGGTTTGTAGATAATTATATACATTTAAAGTATCAGCATCAACATAACTAATATACAATTCAGTTGCAGTGTTAAATGGATCAGCATTGAAGCGAATAATACCATCACCAAGATTGGTGGGGTCACTTGTTTCTACTCGATATTCATAATCAAATGTGGCACCACCGAAAGATCCAGTTTCACCTTGTGCACCTTGTGGTCCTTGTACACCTTGCACACCTTGAGCACCGACGACACCTTGTGCTCCGTCAACGCCCTGCGGACCTTGAACACCTTGTACGCCTTGTGGTCCTTGCTCACCCTGCACACCCTGTGCGCCAACGACACCTTGTGGTCCCTGCACACCTTGTACACCTTGTGCTCCGTCAACACCTTGTGGTCCCTGCACACCTTGAACGCCTTGCGCTCCAACGACACCTTGTGGACCTTGGACACCTTGAACACCAATCAATCCTTGTGGACCTTGGAAGCCTTGTACACCTTGTGCACCCACAACACCCTGTGGTCCTTGTACACCTTGTACACCAGTTAATCCCTGTGGACCTTGTAGACCAACTTCACCTTGTACACCTTGAGCGCCGTCAACACCTTGTGGTCCTACTGCACCTTGTGGACCTTGTAAACCAACTTCGCCTTGTACACCTTGTGGACCTTGGACGCCTTGGACACCAGTTAATCCCTGTGGACCTTGTAGACCAACTTCACCTTGTACACCCTGTGGTCCTTGTACACCTTGGACACCAGTTAATCCTTGCGGACCTTGGACGCCTTGGACACCAGTTAATCCTTGCGGACCTTGAACACCTTGAACACCAGTTAATCCTTGCGGACCTTGAACACCTTGGACGCCAGTATTTCCTTGTGGACCTTGGACGCCTTGGACACCAGTTAATCCTTGTGGACCTTGAGTTCCTTGTGAACCCTGAGTTCCTTGCACACCTTGTACACCTTGAACTCCTCCTGGTCCTTGTGGTCCAGTTGGTCCTGGTGCGCCAGATTTTAAACTCAGTCTACCAATATCGTTGGTATTAGAAACCGTGACTTTCATCGGCTAACCTGTGGAGTGACAGTTACAATGCCTTCCACAATTCTAGTAGTCACATCTCCAGATGAAGTCATCTTTATGTCATATAGATAACGCCCAGCTGCAATATTAGCAGTTTCATCAGATGTAAGAGAAAGTGTTACGTTACCGTTAGCCTCATCGACTACGGTGACGGTTAGATTTGCGGTCGCGTTTGCGGAATAATAGGACTTTCTTATCTGCGACTGAAATGTATAATTCGCGACATTTATCGCGGTTCCATCGTCATTCGCGAGATCAATAGAGGTTTGAAACGTAGTCCCCTGATCAATCGTAAGTTCTGCGTATGCCATTCTTGCTCTCTAAAGGTGTGAGGTGTCATTGTATTTAGGTTTTACCAAAAATATAATTTTCTTGTAGCGCCATTAACGACTCCGAATACATTGGGAGTAGGACCCCATACCCAGGATTGACTATATGCTCCAGCTACACCGTTTTGATTGTAAGTTGCAGCTGAACTGGCATATGCTTGACCTGTAACAACTTCCATTCCAGTGAAAGATCCAGTTTTTGTTATTGAAGCCGCGCTAGTCACAACCAAAGTGATATTTTCATTTGAATTGTTCCAAGAAATGGTTGCTATAGCACCCCAAGGAGACATCGTATTTTTTATTGTTGCCAAAGATCCATATCCAGCCACACCATATCCATAATTATTACCACTTATACCAACAGTTACTGTATATTCATTTAATGGAACTAGAGAACCAAGCAAACTCAATAAATTAATTGGCAAAGAGGAATCTACACCACTATTTGGATTAATGTTTGGTACATAAGACCCACCCCTCAAATAATCTGATAATTTTGGATTGGTAGCCCCACCAAATTCTGCCTTAACTTCGCTCAATTTTAGAGGATCTGCACCACTTGCGCTGGATTGTAGAGCCATCTTTATTCACCCAGTTTTTCTTCTAGTTTCTTCACTCTCGCATTGAGTTCTTTGACTGCCTCAATCAACAATGCCACAACCTTAGAATATCTAACTGCCTTATTGCCATTTAGTTCAGTGACTAATGATGGATAGACTTTTTCCACTTCCTGCGCAATCAAACCTATTTGAACGCTGGCATCATCAGCTTCGGACAGTCCTTGTTCTTTAGCCAATGCATTCCAAGTGTATTCAATACCCTCAAGAGCATTTACCTTGATCACTGGATCTTCAATCGCACCAATGACATCCTTGAACTTGGCGTCAGAAGTTGCGTTAAAGTCAACAGCATAGACTTGATTACCACTCATGTATACTGAGCTGATATAAGGAGTCTGATTACCTGTTCCTGGAGAACCGACTAGATATTGCGCTCCTGTAGTGCTAGATGCATTAAGTACATTACTTGGTCCAGCAGAACCTTGTGGACCTTGAGTTCCTTGTCTACCCTGAACGCCTACTGCACCAGCGTCGCCAGTATCACCTTTATCACCCTTGAGTCCTTGACGCCCTTGTGGACCTTGAGTTCCTTGTCTACCCTGAACACCAGCTGGACCCTGAGAACCATCAGCACCGTTTGCCCCTTGCGCTCCAACGTCACCAGTTGCTGAGAAGTTTACTGCCAACTCATTGTTGTTGCCTGGAATAGATCCGCTGACATAACTTACTGGAACTTGACGATAAGTACCAGAATCAGTAATTGCACCAGTAATTCTAAATGCAATAAAATCAGAACTGGTGGGATCGCGAGACTGAATGGTCAGATATCCTCTTATTCCACTCACTGGCGCTGAATTATCATCCCATGCTCCAATAAATGCACTTTGATCTACGCCTCTTCTATCAGTTTCATGAATCTTAATAATTGATATAGATGATGCAGTACTGCTACTAAATGTGATTTCTCCGCTTGCTGGAGTTCCATTAACAGTGGTGTCCATCTTATATTCAACACCACCTCTAACTCCATATGTACCAGCAAGACCTTGTACACCTTGAATACCAACATCACCCTTTTCGCCCTGTCTACCGATTAGACCTTGAACACCTTGCGCGCCCTGCAAGCCTTGTGCACCTTGTATTCCGCGGTCACCTTGTCTGCCAATTAGACCTTGAACACCTTGCGCGCCCTGCAAGCCTTGTGCACCTTGTATTCCGCGGTCACCTTGAACACCTTGCGCACCTTGTACACCTGGAGAACCCTGACGACCAACTGCCTCTGTTACTGTGAATGAGACATTTGCAACAGTGCCTTGAAATCCTGGTTGTGTTGATTCTGCCACAGAGACTATAACTTGTTCTGTGTTTACGAAATTTACTACTCTCTTGTATAGAACAGAGCCGCTATTAGCAGAAACGCTAGTTGTATTCGCAGCAGCATCAGCGGCTTCGTTAGTTGAACTTAGTGTTTCGTAAATTGAATTCGCTAAAAACGCAGAAGGAATAGCGTATTGGCTAGTGTTTGCAAGATCATTAGTTAGATTTGCAGTTGTCAAAATAGTGTAGTATGTAGCAGGATTACCACCCAATCCATCCAGACCCATATCGCTGTTGGTTACTTTCCAAACTTCATCTCCAGATGAGAACTCAATCCAAGCATTACCTTTAGTAGAACTTCCTCTCCAAACTCCAAAAGAACCATCGCCGTCGGTTAAAGCACCAACTCTTAATCTATAAGTTCCTGCAGCGATTTCAGCCTCACCTTGGATAGGGCTATTGGTTGTTAGAGTATCGACTTCCAAACTACCAACAAATGCGCTAACTATATCTGCGTGTGTTTCGACATGTAGATTGGCTACGTTTAAATTACCTTGAGATGTGGCAGATGCACTGATGTTTACAGTTCCAGTAGTATTCACTTTCAGAACATTTGCAATGTTCATGAACAAATCATTATTAGAGTGAACGCCAGTGGTTTCTATGTATCCATTGGCATTGACGTTTGCTAAACTTGAGTATGTGTTATTGAACAAAAATCTGGTGTGAGTGTTTCCAGCAACTTGTATAATGACTTCCGCATTCTGAAACTGTATATCACCTGCTTCGCTATACAAATATCCATCAGCGTCTTGTTCTAGATTCTTCAGATCCAGAAGACCAGAGACGCGAGCATCTGCGTCGACTTCTAGAGTGATTCCAGATCCCTTATCTAGTAGCAAATAACCATCGCTAATGGTAACATTTCCTGCAGGTTTGATAAAATCGCCGCGAGCAATTTCATTGGCATCATCGCCAATCAAATTAGTCTGTATACGCCATTCGTCAAACGTATTGGCTGTTGCTACATCACTGATATTTGTACTACTTGCCATTTACTAGATCTCTCAATAATTGTTTTAGTTCCGCTAAATCGTTCTTTATCGTCTGGATTTCTCTATCGCGCTCTTTCTGTTTACGAAGCTGTTCCATTTTAAGTTCATGCTTCTTTATAGCATTCTCATCAGTGTTTAAGATTGCTAAGTTATTTGAGTCTCTCACAAATTTCTCATTTTCCTTAACTTTTAATTTCATATTATCCCTCTGGAGCAGCTATAATACGAAGATTTCGAATAGTTGGTATAACTGCCTCGTCTTCAGATAACATACAAACCTTGATTGCAAAATACTTAAACTTGTCGCCGATAGGATACTTTTGACCACTATCGAAATAATATAATTTGTTTTCATCTAGATTTGGCTTAAATTCTAGTTCAATTATATCTCGCAAACTCTTAGAGTTCTTATCCACCTTTTTCAACATACGAACCCATCTTTTATCAGTGAATCTATCTGAATCTTCTCCAGACAACACTTTATAATATACTTGGATATCAGTTCCGTTTGGTCTAATACAATCCATGAATACTCTAAGATCTCCAGACTCAAATCCATCTTCTAGGACTATTTGTCTTGTTAAATATTTAGCGCGAATATTACCACCGCTCTTACCAGTTTCACCATTAATAATCGCTGCAGCAGTTACGGAAGTTGCAGTGTTACCAGGAGCAATGGTGATAGTTGGATTTTCAATATATCCAGATCCACCTTCTGTAATTACGATATAGTCTATCGTTTCTGTGCCAGTAGTGTTGGCTACAGCAAATCCATTCGCACCAGTACCACCGCCACCAGAAATAGATATAGCATAAAAACCTACATCATAATCGGTGTCCAGGAAAGTTTCTCTGAACGCCTGAGCCGCATCTGCTAGATCAGTGTCTGTTTCTGTTCCACCAGAATGAGTGTGGATTGAGTTGCCTGTTGTGACCACTGCATTGTATCCAACACCGCGATTAACAACGCTGATTACTGTATTTGGAAGTTCACCGTTATTAATATTGTGCTCAGATGTGATGACTGAGAGAGATTCTTGGTTAAACACTGGACTAATGTCTTCGTCAGAAGAAGCAAACTCAGTAACGATCATGATACTGTTTGCGTTACCAAACTGAATCAATCGACTGTTTGTATTAGATAAAGAAGTCTTTCTGACCGCAGCGTCTAATAGATTACCATATAAGAATTGCTTATGTGGTGCCACATAATATCCAACACTTTCGAAATTGTTGTTTGATTTATATGTGCTCTTTACTCTGTAATCAATGCTCGCTTTGGGGAAAGTTAATTGGTTGCTGTGCAACATTACTCTATCCACATTTTGCGTATAACCAGGAGGAACCTCAAGATTGAATGTAGCACTTGATGAAGTGCCAATATTAAATTTCGCCTTATTGACAACGAACATCAAATCTTGATTCTGGTATGGAGTCCAAGTTGTAGCGTTTTGAGACTTGAACAATGAACCAGCATATGGTTGTTCAGAAATACGACGAGGAGGATCAGCACCTAACACATTACCACCAATCTCCGCAATGTATAGTTCGTATTCTGGCGATTCAGAAGAAACTACGATTGCATACTCACTGTCTGGTAATAGATAGACTGGATCATTGAAAGTAAACTTGGTATATGTTGCAGCATTTGATGTACTTGGGTTAGTTGAAACCTTCACATCTTTAGCCTTAATTGTCTTAGCAGCCAAATAGTTTTTGGTTGGATAACCATTTTTCACTTCAGCAATTTTAACAGTTACAGGTAATTGCAGAGATCCATTTGCTGTGCTTGGTTTATTTTTAAAGAACAAATCAATGGATGTTGCAAAAATGCCACTATTTACTTTGTTGCCTTTGGTTTTTGGCGTAAAGAATGTTTGTGACAATCCGTCAGAAATCTGAATTCTTGGGATATCAGTAGTGGTAGTACCCACAACTGGCTGAGTCGTGGTAGTTGAATTATATGTTCTTTCTGTTGGATCTAATGGAGTAATCGGATTATCTGGATTATACTCAGGCATTGGACGATTGATTGGAGTCGTCACAATTCTCTGAGCCTTGTTCAATAAACCACTAGCAGTAAACTTGGCAGAAGCCTTCATTGTGAAGTCAGTATCTGATAGTTTATTAGTGTCTGTTACGGTGAATACTCTCTCACCAGTCTTGAACTTGAAGTTTGGTTCAGCTGGGAGATTGAAGATACCTGACAATGAACCATTTTCGTCAACAACATGATTGCCCAATGAATACTTGGTTGTATGTGTTGGATTGATTGTAAGAGCAGAATTCAACCTAATTTTCTTTCCGTCAATTTCTATAACTCTTCGCAGCTGACCTAGACCAGATCCAGCTGTGAAATACATTAGATTTCCATTAGCGATACTGGTATTGGATGAACTGACATATATGTAATCTGCACTTAAATCTGTAGCAGCATCAGTGTTAGCGATGATACCAGAACTGTGTATGTGGGAAACTATTGATACGTTCTTGGTAGGATTCTTGATTGATGTTATGACATTATTCGCTTGCATGTCATACAACTTAACATCGTTACACTGCAAAGGATTTTGCACAGATCGGTTTGATCCATTCCACAGTCTTGCTTCTGTATCAGTTGGATGAACATTCAATGTTCCATTAATTGTCTGTAGAGAAATGGAACCGCCAGTTGGTGTTACATAAACAACTTTTGCAAGATAAGATCTCAAGTTGGCTCTATTCACACCAGTCGGATTTTGGAATACTAACTCACCGACTTTAAATTGAGATATATACGCCTGATCAGTGGTAGAGACGTCAATAGTTACGAAGTTTTCATTTACATATAGAATATTTTCACCAGAAGTGCCAATTACTTGGAAGAAAATATTATTATTTGGACAAATTAATTCTTCACCACCATAGAAAATATCTGATGTATTTTGATTGGTGATTGAAATAATGTTTCCGCTGAATGCAGTAGTTCCGTTGGCGTTTTGCACATAAACTACAGCACTCTCATCAAAATTACCTGACATATTGTTGATTACAAGTATGCCAGTTCCACTATTAAACGTGTCGACCTTCGCAGTAAAAGTTGCTCCTTCGAAGGAAGTTCCTTGATATACTGTGTTTCCTGAGTGCGCTAATGCGCTATTTGCGTTGACAGTTAATCTTTTCTTAGAGTTTAGTACAATTTTATTTGACTTTTGACACCAGCGATTAACCGCAATCTCGTCAAAAAACATACGCGCAATTTTATATGGGCGAAGATTATCAGCATCGAAAACAATATCTTGTTTGCGGATAAATGGAATCAAAGAAACTTCTGATACTAGAGTTCCTTGTTGTACAAAAATGTCTGCCATTTAAATTACCCTTATTTCTTGTCGTAACTTAGATCTTGAATTCTAAATTGAGAAATGATATTGTGGTGTAGTATGAACGCATCAGCTGTAGCACCAGCCCAGAAGTAATTGTCATACGCATCAATAACCTTCACAAACTTATATCCCATATTTTCGTTTGAAACAACTTTTTCCCATGTAATACTGTTATTACGAAGTACTGGCACCAACTCACCAACCAACTCAGGTGGATTCTTGATACCATTATCCTTAGTTGGTATTGGAGCAGTATCAGAACATACCAATGACGCTCCAGATTCAGTTACGACATTATGACATACTTGATAATCAACAAATGAATCCTTGACCTTACCTTCAACATTTGACAAAGTATTTAGATCACATAATAGTAACTTGTGCATTCTTGCAACTTGATAGGCTTGATCAACTGGTTTTCCGTTTACTGAGTTACCTTCAACCACAGGAACAAAACTTTCCAATGCAACACATCCACCACCACCAAACGATGTTGTTGAAGATGTAGATGCTACAATAGGCTCTGGCGCAATAGTAGCCTCAACCTCTGGCTCTGGCGGAGGTGGCTCATATGGAGGATCTTCAGGCTGCGTTTCTGCAGGAATAATAATTGGCGAGATAATGTCTGGCAATACCTCAACTTCTGGCTCAGGCTCAGGTTCTGGAGCTGGTGGAGGAACAGGAGTTGGCTCATCCACAACCACGGGTGGTGGAGGATCTTTTTGTACTGGTCTCTCATCTTCTGGTTCAGGAGGTGGAGGATCAGTTTTTGGAACCTCAATTAGAGCTGGTGAGTTATTCACAGCAGGAGCAGGTACAGTCACAATAACTGTTCTTTCTTTCACTCTCTCAACAATTACCTGAGTTGTATTAATTTCTTTAATAATTTCTTTGGTGACTGTATTTGTAATTGTATTGACTTCCTTTGTATACTCAGGACCACGAATAATTTCTGGCTTGAGATCAGTTGCAACCCAGTAGTCAATATCTGGAGTGATTCTTAGATCACCCATAAATGTGCCAAACAAGAATGGCTGCACAGATACAATCTTCTCAGTTGCCACGCCCTGTACGATTGCAGGAACTTCAGTATATGCCATGGTGATAGTCTTTTCGTTTTCAGTTGCGTTTGAAGTTGAAACTATCTTAGTACCATTTACTCTATTCTTGAAGAATGGTGTTAGTGCATTTCTTACCATACTGCAGTTGAAATCTGGATGACGATAATCAGCAATGTTAAAGTTACGGAAATTCTCACCGATTATACCATACTTTTCCTTTTCCGTACCATCTTCATACTGAGAAGTATCGTCAAAGGCTTTATTCTCAATAGAATTTAGAGCTGTATAATATTCAATACGATCTACACGCTTATCAATCTTTGAGATGTCTTTCATAGTATATCGTTTGTTCTCGATATACTGTAGGCGAATCTTATTGACGTCGTTTACATATGGTGGAAGATAGATGACATATAAAGTCATTGAATCTTCTTGATCTGGTGGTGCAACTGGGTTTGGCGCAGAAACACCCTGAATAATCTTGAACTCTTTGGTCTTACTCAATACTAACTTATCAATTCTTGGCAGATAATATGAGAAGGACAATTCAGTTGAGATGTCTGGTGCTGGTAAAGCGCATGTTTGAATTGCTCCAGTCGAAACACCAATTTGACGAGTTGATCGGAAGTCCAAACAATCTCTCAGATCATACACGCCATTCTTTGAGGAGTAGTATATTGGAGTGCTACCAGCATCATCAATGCTAGAATCATAAGAGTCTACGCAGAAGAAAGTAGAATCACCACCAGCTGGATATAAATGCTCATAAAAATCGAAGTGCACTGTCATTTGCGCATTTGGTGATGGGTAACCTTGCTTTAATATCAACTTGGCATGATCGTAGATATCGTCTTTCTGACCATAGTCGACTACAAAATGGTCTGTAATGTCTGTATAGTTACCAGAATCAGCTGGGTCATTTACAGTTCCCTTGATAATCTTACGAATTTTAACAATATCTGGAACAAAGAGATTAATTGAGTCTCCAGGATAGATATTGGTATAAGTTGGATCAGTTATGAACACCATACCACTGTCTACGTTAATCTTAGCAACAGAACCATATGCAGGAACTGATACAGTATAATCTGTATTAAGATCTGTTGGTGCTGGATAATTGAATGGAGATAAGGTTGGGGTGGTATTGCTATTTAATACCTTTGTTCTGATTCTGTTTTCAGCATCGTTATTCTTAACATTACATAGAACGTCAACCTTTTGTAGATCTGGGAAACCAGTGTCAATTTCAATACCATTGACAACTGAGGAGATATTCGCACCAGGAACGACCAATATTTCATCAGATGCACCAGCGCCGCTAGTTTGTCTTGCGACAACAATTAGATTATCCTCAGCATTTGAGTTAGTAAATGACCATGGAATTGTTTCATGAGCCTCAAGAGTAAATCTGAACACACCAGATGACGCTGAAGTTGGTGCATTAATTGATTGGTATTTGGTATGTACATAATCTACGTTTGTGATACCAGGAGTTATTCCATCTCCACGCTTCACATAGTTTTTAGGCAGACGATACACTAAAACCTTGTCGTCATTTTCAAATGTAGCCACATCTCCATTAATCAATCTTGTTTGTACTGATACGTTTGCAGCAGTGTTGACAACACCTGCTCCAGCTGCATTCGCCTCCATAAAAGATTCCATATCTTTTAGAGCGTAGTTTAATTGTACAACCTCACCTGCCACTGGCGCAGCACCTTCGTCGAATGGTCTATCTAAAGTTGCTGTTAGCGTACCACCATTATAACTTACAATCTTACGAGTTTGTCCTGTCACACCAGAAGAATATGCAGTCTGTACATAAACATCCAAACTTGCTCCAGTGATATTAGCAGTTACGCCACTATTCATACGAAGCGAATTACCGTCGGCTGCAACATTGATTACTTGTCTGGTGTAATCAGCAATTCGAATAACATCACCAGTGTACACAGTACCTGTAAATGCTGCTCCAGTTGTAGTCACATATCCATTAGCATAGAGATCTGCGGCAGCTGAGACTGTAGTAAATTGAATTGGTAGAATCGTTACGGTTACATTTTGATATGCATTAGTTGCAGCAGAAAAATTTGCTGGCAGCACGATAGTATCGCTAGTTCCACCAGTTAAAATTGCTGTTTTTGGTTCAATGTTTACGTCTGCTAGATATATGCTATAAACACCAGCACTATCATAGTCAGCTGCTCCAGATGATCGGTCTCTCTTGATATTTCTAATTCGAGCAGTTCCAATCTTAGTATTTGCATAGATAGCAGGAGAGGTTGCGGTGCCATGACCAACAGCAACCTTTGATGTGTCTACTAAGTGTAGATCAACTCTCTCTAATGATTCTATATCAATAAATGTATTTCCATCGCTATCTTTTGGACCATATAGATCCTTGACCTTGATATAATTGCCATATGAAGTGTCATAATCAATATCAATCAAACTCTTCAGATCTGTTTCACCGCGTGGTTTAGCAACTTCCATCTTAAATGTGCCAAGAGTTTCAAACTCAAATCCCTTAACATAAGCCTTTCCTGGCTCAATGTTGATGATATAGTTGGCAGCATCTTGGGATTTTGCGACAGATGCTCTAAATGGAATAACTGTATAGTCTCCAGACTCATCAAAGGTTCTTCTAGCCAGAGTCTTTTCAATTTCTGAATAGATTGGGTACTTGACTTGCTTAGTGATAGCACCACTTTCGACGCGCATCAACTCAAAGAAAGTTGATTCGTCAACAGCTGTTTCTAGAGGTCTGGTGCTTAGAGATAGATTGAATTGATAGCGATCTGCACCAGGAGCCTGATAGTTGAAGGACTCCTGTGCTGGATCTAGCAATGTAGAATCTACCACATAATCTACAACTTCGTCAGTAATTTCTAGACCAATCTTAGCATTTGCAAGCTGAGAATATGCACTGACCACAGTAGTTTGCTCAGAGACTTCGATAAAGTACCCATCAACATAGAAGATACCTTCGTTGATTGAAACAACGGTTCCCCTTCCTGTAGCCTGAGAGTCAATACACTTGGCTCTGCGAGTTGTTCCTGCAACTCTGAAAATATCACCATCGTCAAATTCGATACCGCTGACATACTTCACCATTAGAGTTGGTGAACCACCAGCTGGGAAATATGTCGCTAGAACCTTGGCTTGCACAAGTCCATCAGAATCTCTAACAATAACTCTACCGTCAAACTGATCTAACTCAATATCTTCATTGTTATAGGTGTCATCTAATTTGACATATGTGATATTGTTATCTAAAGAAAGATTTCCTCCTATAACTGGGGAACCATCTTGAAAGATGTGATCACCAAATGCTTTAATCTGATTCTGTAGAATAGACTGAATTTGAGTCAGTTCGCGTGCCTGAACGGAAACTCCAGGCTTGAAAAGAATCTTAACATAGTTATTTTCTTTCGCGTTCTGCTTAAAGTCGTCGTAATATGGGTCGATGTTGAATTCTGTTGCCATTGGCTATCCTACTAGAATGATAAAACGATACGAATTTGTTCTGATTGATCAATGTCGCGAATAATTTTTGCTCTATTCTCGATATATAGTAAATCCCCAGTGAAGAGTCTCATTTCTGAGGCAGATCTAGACAATACGGTTGCGACTGCTGCGCTAGTAACTCCAGTAATTGATTGACCAGATTCAGTTGTTCCTGCTAGATTGTTTAGGTACAATTGATTGGTATTTGGATCCCAGTAAACTACTGTCCCAGTAAATGTTGCTGTTTCTAAAGTTGATCCGATATACACAGTTTCGTCATTAATGAAGTTGGTAATACCAGGATCTGTCAGAGTGTAAATAGTTGCAGCAGTATATACAGATCCATTAGCATAATACCCAGTTGATAGTATTGGATCTCTGATTAGAGAAATCTGTCTAAAGTCGAAGTCGCCAGAACTTGAACTGACTGGGACTTTGCCAGATTCTTGTTCGTTAAGTTCTACCGAGATCATTATCGAAAAACAACCAAGTTCTCGTGCTGGATCAACTCCATGTCCAGATGGAGGACCAATTATAACGTCAAATGATGCTGTATCTCCATCTGGATCTTTATCGTCATCTGTTACAACTATCTCCGCTGTGGTATATCCGCTACCACCATTCAGAATGTTTAGATCCGTAATTACACCACTTTCTACTTTTGCAGTTACATTCGCTCCAGTTCCATCGCCAACAACTGATATAATCGGTAGCGTGTTACTATTACCAGATTGACCGATTGTATAGTAACCACTTCCCCCATCTAATATAGTGATAATATCAATTCTACCGTTTATCGCACCTGCGACGACTGTATTGTCTTTTACAACAGGCATCCAGTTGTTGGTGAAGAACTTTTGTTTTAGTCCATATGGAATGGTGTATAGATATTTCCATTTATAGCCATCTCCAGTTAGAATATATGGGTTTTCTGGAAGCTGACCATCTATGTCTATTTCTGGTTGAATGGTTGAATTTACACCATCATTATATAAACATTTAAATACTTGATCTTTAGAATTGCGAACATAGAAATTATTTGCAAATTGTGGATAGGTATTAGACACCTTTATCATAGATTCTGCAGTTGCAGTAGTAGTCATCGCAATGTTAACATTTAACAAACCATTGCCCGCATCAATATCAACTATTTCTCTAGTTTCTCCATTGATACGAATAATATCACCGACATCTAAACTTGCAGCTGTAAATATACCGTTCTCATCTTCCTCAAGTTCAGTGCTGGAAGATATCGTGTTGGCATTACCAACTAAAGTTTTGGCTTCATGACTATAGATTTCTATGTGGTCTTCATACGGATCATATCTAACTCCAGACACCCAATCTCTTCTGGGAACGACTAACGCCATATCAGATATTTGTACCTTCTTAATCGCCACCAAGTCTCTGTTTAACTGATTTCTATAGTTGATAGTGTATGTTGGCGATTCAATTTCATCTGCAGTTTCATTTGAATCATCGCCCCAACGTATTGGTCGACCAATACCAATGTAGGTGTTAGAGGAAACTGAAAATGTATCCAATTTCAACCTTTCTACTAATTGATATCTTAGATATTGAGTAATGATAGATTTCATTGATTAATCCGTTACCGTTAAAATTTCATAGTCATATTCTACTGAGTTGTAGTCTGGCACAACTTTGTAAACAATAGACTCTAAGTTAGCGTTTATTACCAAGTTAGTCAATAACACATTTCCGCTTTCTGTCCCAGAAGCGAATTCCACATCAGCATTCACTACATATTCTCTCTTATAAACCAGTTCTCCAGTTGCAGTGCTTGTAAATGCTGAATTCACATTTAAATTCTCATCATCGTCGATCGATGATACCAATCTTATTTCATTATTTATCATGATAGTATCGCCGACCAGTAGATCTAAGGTAAAATATGTACCTGTTCCTACGACCTGAGTATCTTCTAGGGTTATGTCTGCAACACCATTAGCCATTCCCAACATCAAATTAGCGGCTGCAATGTTAAATGATAATTGATCACCAGTATTTATAAAGTCAAATATGGTGTTAGTATTTCCATATATTGTAATTCTGGTATCATCCATTAAATATACATTAGCATCAGTTGCATACGCGGAAAATACGCTGTTTACAGCCAATAATGTATCGTTGGTGATAGTATCAATACTCTTAATTTCATCATTAATCTTGATATAGTCACCAGCCTGTAGTTCAGTGGTAAATGAGGTTCCATCGCCTGCAACATATATGTTTGCTTTGTATAAAGATTGCGCAGTTGCATAGTAATTAAATGGAGTGTTTACTACCAATGTCGTATCGTCTGTTCTTACAGTAACTTTACGGACCTCATTATTGATCGTAATAATATCTCCGACCGCAATTTCTGGATCAAAATTGGTTGATGTTCCAGTAACCACATTGCTGGATAAATGTATGTCATTAGCAGTGCTAGTAAATCTGTAGTTTGTATTCACTTCCAGCGTTGTATTGTTTCTGATTACAACGACTTTCCTAATTTCATTGTTAATAGAAATGGTGTCTCCAACTTCAAGGTCGGTTTCAAATACGGTAGACTCTCCAATTACTACGTTACTAGATTTGGTGACATTTGCTGTGCCAGTTATTGGTGAATTAATCTCCACAGTACCGACCGATAATTCTGGGTTTATTGTAACAGTTCCTGTAACTTGCGTGAATTCTATATTTGATCTGATTTTACCCTGACCAATATAGGTGAAGTCGCTCTCAACTTCCAATTCTGTATCAGAATTGACCGCTGTAATAATTTTAGCCTGACTTCTCAGAGGATTATTTGGGTCTATGATGGTTAACAGATCGCCAGCCACAGCATACTGCGCAGATGTAATATGTGAGGTATTAGTAAATGCAGTTGATACACCTGTCACAATATTTGTTCTGGAATCAGCGACAGTGATGTTTGATCCTGGCTCATTCATTAAATTAATATAAGTGGTGGAATTCGCAGTAATATAGTCATTCAATTCGTTTTCAGTTTTTAATCTACCCAGCATAGACATACCAATAGGATGGACAATGTCTTTAATTACATTCTTATATTCACCAATAGATTTGTTCGACTCAATGATGTAAGAATAGTTGTGGTACAGTTTTGAGTCCTGAATCTTCTTGTCAGCACTCAAGAATCCATCTGTATTAATATAGAATCCTGGATATTTGATCAATCCATTGAAGAAATCTGCTGCAGCCTTTCCTCTACCATTGCCATAAAAATATGGATTTGGCAACCCACTCAGTTGAGTCTCAACTGGGTACTGTGCAGGTGGAGTAACTGTTCTTGATGTATCTACTGTAAATGTTGTACCATTTTCTGACGTAAACGGTAGTGTTGGATCAAAGTTGTTGAATGATGCGCCAGAATAATTAAATAGTCTTAATGCATTTGTTGTTCGATTGAAGTCTTTAATTATACCTTGGAATGTTGCAGTTGCTAAACTGTCGCCTTGATAAACTCTTTCGCCTTCATTTAACGATTCAAATTCAGAAACACCAGTAACTACCATATCAACAACTTTCAACGAAACTGTCGGTGCTTCGACATAATCAAATCCTCTGGAAATTAATCGAATATCACGAATACGACCAATAGCACCAGTGTTGATTTCATTGATCACACCTTCACCAAAACCATATGCACTTAATACAGCACCTTCTCCGCCAGAAGACGATACGCTCACTGTCTTAGGACCATAGTATCCTTCGCCTCTATTTGTGATATTAGTTCTTATGATAGAACCTGTTGCATTTACAGTGACAGTGCCAACAAATCCATATCCTCTATCTCCAATTACTATTTGATCGCCAGTTGTATAACCAGTTCCTGGGTTATCAATATACACGTGCGCAATCTTACCAAACCCACCCAATGGTTGTCTGTATGTTTGATAATCTTCATTTTCTAAAAACTCATCATTATCAACCAATGATAGTTTTTGCGCTTCTGACAGATAAGTGTCAAAGTAACTGGTGATTCCAATGGTTGGTGTTGTTCTAAATCCATTACCACCATCAATCACGTTATACAAAGCGATACCACCAGTTTCTAACGTCTCATAGGTCAACGCTTGTATTATCTGTGAATTAGCATTTGCTGGAATGCTGTCTGCAGTAACTGAATTTGGTGTGAATACCTTAGCAGTTGTTCTGGTATAAATTGGATGCGGTGTTCCACCTATGTCCAACACAGCTTGTAAATTGGCAGTGTCAACTGTCAACTCATCATCCCCATCATATAGATGCACATTAATTAATAGTAGATCTCCTGTATATGGAGTGCCACCACCGAAGTTTCCGAATGTTGAACCATCATTAGATGTGGCTATCTGTGCTCTAAAGTTTGCTGTTAGATAAGATCCAGCTGAGTTGGCATATACATCTTCATAAGTATTGAAGACGTCATCTTCATCTGTTTCTGTAGCATCCAATACAATATTTCTATTGTCTACTGTGAACACTTCATACTCTGTGCTACCATCTCCAATTTGAACAGTCTTTAAATATTCAATTGGCATCTTATCAACAGAGATATATTCCTGGAATGAGATCTGGCTATTACCAGCTACATTGATTAAGTTTAATCCACTGACTCGAATGTCAGTGGTTGCATTAGCGTTAGGATCATCACCTTCGCTACTATAAACAATGGAAATGGTATTGGTATATGCTCTATAACCATAACCAGGAAACACTGGTGTTACACCCTCAATGGATCCAGCAGATACATTGCCGACATAAGCAATAGCATCGCGAGCCTGTGGAGTGCTATCCAATCCGCCATATACGACCACTGGATCGCCGACGTTGTATAATAATCCTCTTCTAATTTGCAAAGGATCAGTTCTAATGTTTGAGTCTATGCGTATTCCTGAAATTGCACCAATAATTTTCTCAACGAATACTTGATCAACTCCATTTTCATCAGTATATGGAATCTCAAGATTCTCGCCATTAATAAAGTCTTTGAATACATTAGATACATATATTTCCAAGATCTCTGTACCAAGATTCGGATCAATGGTAATGTTTGCGGACTCAATGATACAGGTAGCGGTTGACTCTGATCCAGTTCCTTTATGCCTTTCTAATAGATTTGGATTTATACCCTGATTTGCATCGCTCAATGTTAATTGGAATGCTTTTGGTAGTTTCCATTTACCATCAGATGTTTTTAAAATTTGCTGTTTTGGATAGTATACTTGAATTTCTTCATTAAACAAAACTCTAAACAGCCACTTTACTGATTCTTCACTACCTTTCTTGATATAAAATTCTCTAGCATTCTTTAGAATTTTAATTAAATCAAGTTCTGTTCTCTCTGGAAAATATGGCAACAACTCATTCTTAAAGATACGAATAAAAGGATCAATAGTCTCATCTATATCACGATACTTCTCAGAGTGCATGATATGATAGACTGTGTTGCCTTTAGTCTCGTCTTCCAACCAAGCGTAATACTTTTCTAGAAAGTTTCTAAATCGAGGATAATCTGCTCTGACGAAATCAGGCAGCTGCTGATTAATTAACGCAGAAATAGTTTTTTGTGATGTTGACATTAACTTGAAACTTGGCTAATATTAATCTGAACTGCTGCAGGATCGGTTGTATCAAGTGTTAGTATAGAACTTCTTTTTGACGAAAATACAGTTGTGTTCGGAACAGCCTTGAACACCAAAGTGCCAAATGCATCAAATACCGTTTCAGGTTGAAAGTTATATAACTCTAGATATCCATCCAGATAGTAAACTGCTCCGATATTAGGATTGATTATTTTCTTAACATTGTTGCTATCAAAATAATACAGTCTGAGAGTACCCTTTTTACCTTGCAGTAATGGTTTAATCGTAGCACCACTTCCACCACCACCAACTACTCTTGCGACTGCAGCTGAATAGTTAGATCCAGATCTGACAACAACGACTGATTTTAACTTACCGTTTACTATTACTGCTTGCGCTATAGCACCTTCACCATCACCTTCAATTACAATTTCTGGTATTTCTGTATAATCGCTTCCGTTTGAAATAATTTCTATTTCTTCTATACCAGAAAAGGATTGTGGTACTTCTTCAATAAATCCAGTTCTTAGAGTACCAAATTCATCATAATAAGTAAATGATGGTTCACTATAGATCCTATCAGTCGCTGTTCCTCTCTTTAGAGGAACGCCATAATCTAATCTATAACTCTTTGATTGACCCAATGCTGGTCTGAATCTTTTCTCGAGCATCAACTTAACATTGTTATTTTCAATTGATGGATCTGAATCATCGACAGCACGTATTAGTCTAGACAATTTCAGAGTATTATTGAATGTGTTTAGATATTGATTTGCGAATGTGGTAACAGAATTAGCAACAGATGTTTTAATTTCTGATGCAGTTTTTGTAGTTTTTCTTGGATCGTATACCACGTCAATGATCAAATTTAGATAATTGTAATCAGGAGCCACATATTCTGGCGTTACAGTTAAGACGCTAACTGGTCTAATGATTTCGCTTTTTAGATACTCAATCTCAGTAGCGGTCACCTCATAGTTACCACGTGGTTTAATCGAAAAGAAGATCTTACCATACACTGGAGGATTGTTTTCCTCACCACCCCAAACGGTAACAGCATCAAAGTATGGGTAATTCTTATTGATCAATGAGATGTAATCATTCTTTGTGACAGCTCTATTCTGCGCGACGAATGATTTTGGTGCAGTAAATCTAATATTATCTATAGATTCTTCCAATTTACCATCTGAAGATTCTGTCACTAATGTTATTGTTGGAGTAGAACCAGTTTTTACATTATCAAGTAGTTTAAATCTTTTGATTCCGTTTGCTGCATCACCAGAAGTTACCAAATATGAAACAATAACAATATTACCATCAGTCAATTTTTTACCAATTACATCATCGCCAAAATAAATTTGATATTGTCCTTCTCGATTTTCTTCTATGTAATACACAGCTGCAGTAGAGTTCACTTCGGTGGCGTCTTCTGCTAGGACGAATGTTTCTAAATTTGCGTTTCTAGTTGACTTCTGAACTCTGACTAACAAGGTTGAAATGTCAATTCCAGCATCTGGTAGAGTAAATGTTTGTTTGCTATTTGTTTGTGAATCGTACACAAAAGTATACGATGCTGGCACACCTTCTTTGATTCTAACATTTGGGAAAACAAAGTATCCATCATTATCTTTGGTGGCAATTCTTTGTTCCACACTTACGAAGTTATATGTCACTGAATCTTTAGAAGCGGAAACAAATCTTGTAAATCTTGGAATCGTCAGAGAACTATTTGATCCACCACTCACTTCCTGGAAAGAAACATTAATCGTGGCTTGAGATGCCACTCTGGAAGCTGGCGTATAGCCGAGTAGTTTAGCGTGAGATACTACGGATTCTCGTAACTGAGCAGTGTCAATGAACATTTCATTAGCAACCATGTTCATGTAATAGCCCATATAGTGTGTATTGTATGCTAGAACATCCAGCAATACAGACATACCAGAACCTTCGAAATTGTAATCGGCAAACTCAGACTGGCTCTTTAGAAAAGTCTTTAAGTTTGTTTTGATAGTATCAAAATCTAGTTCTGATATGGTAATCTTTTTTTCTGCCATTTTATCTTATTCTCTCTAGGAAGAAATTAATAGTAAAAGGGTCTGATAGATTATTGATAGATATACTCAATGAAATATCGTATCTTTCTTCATCCTCATTAGGCGTCACAAGTAATTCTTGAATATTTGCTCGAGGCTCAAACTCATTTATTATTCTTTCCAAACCATCTTTTATGTTTGTGGAAGTTATGAGATCTACTGGTTCAAATAACATTTTATTGATGTTGGAGCCAATTTCATGCCTGAACAATCTTTCATAATAATTAGTTTGTATAAGATTACCAATAGCAGCTATAACAGCCTTTTCATCTTTAACTTTTACTATATCTCCAGTAATAGGATGCGGAGTAAAATTTAAATCTAGATCTAGATATCTAGTTTTCTTTCTAATGACAGCCATTAATCAGCCTTTAGTGTTGTAACGTCATACAATCTCTTAGTATCTGTTGATGCATAATTTACGACCAGAGTAGAAACTACATCAGCCGCATTCACCAATTTCTCCACATCAGCGTAGGCTGATAGATCTTTGTCAATTGATTGTTGTAAACTTACGCTCTTTGTATTTATAGCAGTTGCAATTGAGTTTATGTACTCTTTTTTACCCTCAGTTGATAGGGAGGTAAATTGACTGCTCTGCAATTTTACCAAAGCCTCGTTTATCTCTGTATTCAGCTGGGAAACGGAACCGCCATTTTGTAGACTACCTGCCTGTGCAGCCACATAATCTACCTTATCTTCTGGGAAGAATCCAGATAGAGCGCGAGCATTTTCGATCAATTTACTTTGGTCAAAGGTGTGATCCGAGTTAGCCTTTGTGATAACAGGTAATCTAATGCTATAGATTACCATATCAGTATTGACTTTAGTACTGGTAGCCATAATTGTAACATTATCAGCTGCAAATTGGCTGGTAAATGTAATAAACGGATCATGTGTATAGATTACATCAACCTCTCGAGTATACACTCTTTGGTTATCATGGACCACGAATACTTCAGAGGATTGATGGTCGACATTAGATGTGGCTTGGACGAAGAACTTAGCTGATCGAATCTTCTGTGGATTGAAGTGTGCGATCACAGTCTGAGTATTAATTGGTAGGTCATACTTGTATTCAAATATCTCTGTATTTTCTTCTTCTGGTATGATTCCAGTTATATCTGATGAAAGCGTAACTCCAGATAATCTATTGGTGTGGTCTTCAAACGCATTCACGTATGCAACCGATCCACTCAATCCGTCTGGACCACCCAAGGCTAACTTTAGTTGTTGATACGCAGGAGCCAATGCAGCTTCTCCTGAGATGGAAGACAGCGTTGAATCTAGTCCACTATAGTTACATGCAGTTAGGCTAGACAATGTTGACTTAGCTGCATTGATATTAACAGCTGCTGGATTCACAGATATAGACGCTAGAGTTTCATCTAATGAAACCCCACCAGTCGCAAGTGATTTAGCTAATCCATTCAATCCACCATTTTCCTCGACTAAAGCACCAAAATTGCCCATATTAATTGGCTGTACTTGTGATGGTATGCTTGCAGTTATGCCAGATAGATCTCCAAAATTGAAATCTCCAATCACTCCCATATTGCTTAAAGTATCTGACAATTTACCTACATTGGTCAGTTCATTTAAATTACCAAAGTCTGCAGGATTGACTCCAATGCCTTGTAATTTGGTATTTAATGCGCTTATGTTGGTTAGTTCTCCAATAGAAATCCCCGCGCCGACCTCTCCCACTGCAGTTTTTAATTGTGTAATGGTTGATAGACTCCCAACCTGACCAACATAGTTACTGAGTGAATTCATATCAACATTTAAATCACTGAGTTTTTGAGTTAGATTTTCTAATCCACCCAAGTTACCAGACAACGCTCCAGTGATACCCTCTCCGAAAGATCCCAGAGAAGGTAAACCTGCTGTCAAACTACCAAGTTGACTTTGTAGACTTCCAAATGCTGACGTCAATCCGCCACTCAATGATTGCGCTAATGCACCACTCAGACCACCACTCAGTGCACCTGCAATACCACCAAGACCTCCTGACATAAATGAAGATGCCATACCAGCCAAACCACCAAGTTGAGAGACAGCTGTTGTGCCACCGATTTTAACAGTTGGCACAGGCATCAATTTAGTACCACCAATATATGCTAAAACAATTTTCTTAACTAATCCTACTGTTACAGACATAATGTATTACCCCGTATTTGCTGTTGGTACAGGAACTGTCTCAGTTTTTGGATACAGTTGCTTGCCGATATTTGCTACATACTGATTTGGATCGACTGGACCAGCCAGATTGACACTATTAATAGGATCTAAGTTAATTGTAACCCCTTGGTCTGCAGCAGATTGCACCAACTGAGTTGTTTGATCTTGTATAGACTTAAACTGTGCTACAGTAGCATTCTGCAGATCGCCTGATAGATTATTCAGACCAGCCTCAACAGTTTGTAATCCATTTTCTAACTGTCCAATTGCCAAGTTTTGGTTTAACAGATTGTTTCCTTGATTAATTAAATTTTGTGCTTGTCCAATTGATTGATTGATCGATGAAGTTATTCCTGCAACTTGTTTTGTCAATGACGCAAATTGCGATTGACCTAGCTGTCCCGCCAAATCTCCAGTCAACCCACCAAGATCTATGCCAGACAATCCGCCAGTTATTCCAGGAATAGGATTTCCTGCTATATCAATCAAACCTTTTCCTAGCGCATCACGCCATTCTGGCGTTCCGATTGCAGCTCCTTGAACAAACCCGCTGGCTCCACCAGCAGATAATCCTGTCCCCGATGGTGTACTTGGAGATCCTCCAGGAATATTGTTTATCGCACCTGCCAAATCAATCTTTGCTCCATATATAACTGCTTTTGAACCACCGAAGCTGGCTTTACCACCACCACCAACTTTCATTGCGCCGCCAGCCTTCAAGTCCATTGCGCCACCAGCTTCAATTTGAGTCTTTGAGCCACCTTTTATCTTTACATGACCTTGTGCGCAGATATTGATTTCAGCGGCTTCTACATTCCATTTACCACCAATCTTCATATTGCAATCACCATCGACAGTAATTGAGCAAGATCCTTTCACATACATAAAGTCGCTGCCCATCACTACAGAGTATCGATCCTTGACTATATGATCTACTCTATCACCTTTGGAAGTAAATTCAGTGGCTGTTCCTATCTTGTGTGCTAAATGAACTCGCTCTTTCCCCTTGGTATCATCCAATTCAAACGCATGACCCGATTCTGTTTCATGCGCGTAGTTATAGGGATACTTTGCACCATATTCTGGTGCTGGTTCATTCCAATTTCGACCACCAATCTTAGTTGATCGGACGCCAGTTTTTCTTTGTTTCTTTCTAGTTTCGATTACTGTTCCACGTGTGTCGCCGCGAGCCAATCGAGTGGTGGTTGGCTCACTCAAATATTCTGGATACTTACCGTTTGGATCTGAAAATCCTTTATCGCTTGGTGGTCTTGTTTTTGGTTTACCAGGAAGAACACCCATGATGACTGGCTGCTGAGCATCATATGCATCCATAAAAAATCCAACTACCCAATCACCTTCTTTTGGTGAATATGCCGCTGGGTTGGTTGGTGTAACAATACAAGAAGCCCATGGTAGATCTTCCGTTGGAATGTCTGACTTATCATCGCTGTGGAAGCCATAGCATCGCACACGGACTCGATTTAGTTTCTCTGGATCCATGCGATCTTCCACAACGCCCACGAACCAGACGAATCCTTCTAAACCCATAAAATTTTTCATTGGATTTGACATAGGTTAGCCACCAAAATCTGGTATACCAGTAACAGGTATATCTGCTGGTCCTGTTATATCAACAGAATCACTAGGAATTGTCGGTATATCTACAGGTATTGAATTTGGTTCCGCAATTGTTATAGGTGCCAATGCTTCCATTTCTTCATCACCTAATATTGGAGGAACATCACCACCGCCATATGCATCGCCTCCTTGTCTCTGAGACAACGCAGACGCTAGAGAATCTGATGCAACCTCAACTGTTGTAACCATACTCTTACCTCGTAAAGTATGATTCACCGCTGTCACCAAAAATTTGCCGTTTCTAAAATTATTTTTCTCAATTGATGTGGCTTTATGTTCTGGAACTTTAAATCTATAATAATCAATTTCAATTATGTCTCCTGGAGATAATGACCAGTTTCCAGCAACTTGAAATTTCATTGTATAGTGCCTAATCATAGCCATAGCCTGCGTTCTATTTAAAACATATTGCACATCATTATCTACAGCTGTGCTCTGATCTTTAATTTCACTGGCTGTTAAGAAATATGTATCATACTTTTCAGACCATTTAGATCTTGGGTCATAGAACGGAAGGTTTTTATTTAAACTGCTACCTATGTTCTTATCAAAACTTTCTTCGTACACATTTGTGGATTGATTGAATATATCCACAGCCAACATCTTAGAAGAAATTCCACCAGCCACAAATGCATTTTGCATATCAAATTCTTGAAAATTGAAGTCTAATATTTCAAATTCTGGATTTCTGGAATCATCTGTGGGATCATTCATCAGTTTACTACCAAATGTATATGGGTTCGAATATTTTGGTTCTTGCTGATACAAATTTTGTAACGATTTAAACTTGAACCCATCTACAGTTTCAAAAAAGAAAAAACTGGTGCTGTATGGACTACTTGAGTAAGATTTAGATGCAATCCAAGATATAGCCTGTAATGGTCTTAGATTGGGAATTATATGATCATATATGCCAGTAGTTTGATCAATTTCTACATCTTCTATCAGTAAATGGTCTCTGCAAATTTCCGCCACGATGTCATGATTAGCAATACCTTTATATGACTTATTGACTTTTGAAGTTAGAGATCTTATTTTTGGACTAGACACAAAGTGTATTTCATATACACTGGCACCGTTTCTAGATGGAGATCTGTTATAGACTTTATTAATTCTATAATTTTTATCAAAAGTTTCTTCTTTGTTGTCGACCAACACACTGAATGTGATAATTAGATCTTCTAATCCGCAAATAGGAGAGGCTCTGGATCCAGTCAATCTATCAACATATCCAGCAATTATATCATTACCATCAATAAATGTTATGGTGCCAGACGATGTTGATACGAATATATCAAAAAATATACTTAAATTGACAGCCTGAGCCGATAGATCTATAGGTTGACCATTAGTTGTCAAGATAGAAAAACTTTGTATTCTATAATTTGTATAGACTACTGCAGGATTTTTTTGATAAACAGCCATAATGTATTATCCAGCTGTCATTAATCTTCTGAACTCAGTTTCTATACCTGGAATAAGTTCTTTTCTAATCAACTTAATATTCCTTTTCTTCTCATTTTCTATGTACTCATAGCGATAATTTGAAATACCTGTAATTGAATCAATGACGCGCAATGTTGCAGAATCTATAACCACAACCTTGTTTTCCAATTCAATCGTTTGTCCAACTGATGGTAACGATGTTCTGTTTGATATACTACCAGTATCATGATTAACTTCTTGATTAGACACTTCGCGAACATACACTGACTTATTAATTAATGTATTGTTAACGCTTTCTTCTATAACAGTTCTCAATTCGTAATGATGGAGTGCACTCGCATTTACCAATCCATACTTTTTGATTATGTACTGGTCTAATCTTTCTCTTGATAGAGGTAAAGAATAATATGGATCTACTATGTTATTGAATAACATTATTATCCAATGATATTGGGCATCTCCATAATAATTTGTTGCTACTATTTCGAAATTGTCGCTATCTTTTAAAGAATAGTCGTAGAAAACATCGATGTTCTCATATAAAGATTTTAAAAATGCGGAGCGTTGAAATATGTTGACTACAGCAACTTTATTCAATCCTCTGGAATCAAAAGTATATGGAATTTTTTTAAATGGTTCGAAATATTTTTGCATTACATTATACCTAACCGCGGATTTGGGTTGCGCGTTGCTCAGGAGTTTGGGTTAATGGTCCAACATCAACAGTGCCTGTGCGTGGAGCTGGAATCATATCAGAAATTTTACCAAGCAGTTCTCCGACCAAACTCTTGCGTTCCCACTCAGTGTATCTAAATCCAACTGACAGTCTATGAATACCATCATCAGCCCAATTTGTTTGCATTGGTTGCATTGTGTATGGGTAGGCTTGTTCAAATTGAACTGTATATGCTGGTATGCCGACTTCTGTGAATTGTACAACTCTTATTGAAGATGAATAATCTTTAAAAAACGATGCCAGATACCCAGTTCTACCACTTGTCTTTTTTGGTAAAACTAAATCCATCCAATCATCAAAAAATTTCTTTTCCCATAAATCTCCAGCGCAGATAAAGGTGAGGTTTAATTCATTAAACACTGGTGTCGCCGCTACGTGATATGCTGCACCATAAACTTTACCTTCTATGGTGTTGATGTTATATCCTGGTAATTCAGCAGCCTCGCATTGAAACGAAAGACTGGCAGCATTTAAAAAGGATGGTAAAGGTAATAATCCACCAAATAATCCACCGCTTTCTAAATTTTTTGGTGGGAAGATATATGCAGCAAATTTTGAGACTTTAGAAAAATCTCCATGAACTGCATAATTTGCTAAAAATGCTTGAGGTACAAATGCCATTAGTTGTTATACACCATTTTTTCAGTTGGTAAGAAGATAGCGGTTTCCCAACTATCTGGCTCTATATAAATCATCGGAGACATAATGTGACTGAATAAGTATCTCTTTACGCATCGTTCAAATAAACTATATCTTCTAGATGCAGCCAGCGTCTTATATGATAACTTGAATCTAGTTGTATCATTGTATTTATCGTTGTTTATGAAGTCTTGTAATTGATCCAGTAGAGCCAAACGACTATATGGATCAAGATAATGCAGATTCATACCAAGGAATCCATCTCCATAGAGTTCCATCGGAAGAACCAGAGGGAATCGATCATAGACTGGAAGGGTCTCTTTGTACTTTGGATCATAACTGAAGAAGTACATCTTGCCGATTACAGCCAGACCACCTCCGCGACTAGGATCATTGAGTAGGTTTGCGCGGCTGGATGGAATACGCAGCTGAGCAATCTTGCTCTGTAGCCAAGTTCTGGCTTGACCAGTCCTTGGCTTGATGCCAGCGGAGGTCATTTCTTTCTTGAACTTATCGTATAGTGATGGCATTATTTCTTCCCGAATAGTTCTTTCTCAGTAACCACCTTGAACTTCCAGTTTCGATCTTTACAATATTCCTCAGCAGCCTTCCATTTAGCCTGATTTACACCATAAGTCATGACTTCGTTGATGTACTGATGAGTCACTCTCTTTCGAGCCTTTGGAGCCACTGACTGACTCAGAGGTTTCACTTCCAATACCATTGATCCGCTCTTAGTTCGTACATAGAAATCAGGAAAATAACGATGGTAACGCTGGTCAATTGGAGATAAATAAGGTATAACAATTTCTTCACTTGACCACTGCAGGACATCACCATTGGAATCCAAATGTACCATGACTCGTCGCTCCCATAGGCTGCGATACCATACATTGGTAGGATCTCCAAGATACTTCTTGGGATTCTTTGGTGAAAATCGTCCTGAATATGCCATATAAATATTTAGTCACCTTTTAGGAATCATAATGGCTGGTTTAACGCAAACATTATTAAATAAAGCAGCAGATTATTTGACCAATAAAGCTGCTGGACCATCGCAAACTAGAGAGTTGTTTAGTGCTAAATTTGGAAGTGGTGCAAACGTACTTAAATTTCCAGAAAATGTTGGTGGTGACCGATATCCTCATATGATGAAATTCACTCCATATGAATATAGTAGTTATACTATGTACCAAGGTTCAACTGGATCGCCAGTTGGAGATGAAATATACTTGTACATTCCAGATGGACTTGCGTTCACGCAACAACATGACTGGTCAAATGGAAGTTTTGCTGAACTGTTAGGAAACTATGATGTTGCTGCTGGTGCGGGAGAAGGGATTGGAGATGCTCTCAAAGGTGGACTGAATAATATGGCTAGGGATTTAGGCTTTAGCGGAGACATATTTGATGTGAAAGGCACGCCTAAAGACGCCAAAGCCGCTTTAACTAGAGCACTTGCTACTGGGAGTGGTTTGTTTGGACTTGATTCAAAAGAAGCAGTCAGGTTTGCTTTATCTGGTCAAAATGTGGCTGTTAATCCTAGATATGAACTATTATTTAATTCAACAACTCCAAGACAATATGTTTTTGATTTTAGGTTTGTACCTAAAACTAAAAAAGAATCAGATAGTATAAGAAGCATTATTGACTGTTTTCAATATTATTCTTTACCGAGCGGTGATACAGATTTTGGTGCGCGTTTGGTGGGAATCCCAGCAATTTGGAAAGTTGAATTTTATTTTGGTGGCGTGCTGAATAATAAGATACCAGCGTTATTAGATTGCGCATGTGTTGGCATCGATGTTTCTTACCCTAACGGTGGAGCGGGGCAATTTGCAACATTCTATGATGGCGGTCCTGTTGAAACAGCCTTACAAATTAGACTTGCAGAAACAAATGCACTAACCAGAGAAAGATACAATAAATTATCGCGCAGCCAAGCGGCATTTAGAGAGGCGCAAAGATTAAACCCCCCAGGAACAACTGAGCCTATTCAAGTTGAAAATGATCCTGGTATAACTATTGATCCGCCAGCCACTATACCAGTAGAAAGTTTTGATATTCCCCCTGTCACTGAACCACCAGTTCCTAATGTTAATAATAATCCTATAGGATATAGTCCTGAGACCATTTAAAAATTGAGGTGAAATGTTATGGCTTTACCAAAGATACAACATCCGATTTATGAGATCTATTTGAAATCACTAGATCGTAAAGTTCGATTTCGTCCATTTCTAGTCAAAGAGGAAAAATTACTTCTGATGGCTAGAGAATCCAAAGACAATGATGAGATCAAACGCACAGTGATGCAGGTAATTAATAACTGCATTCTTGACGAGAACATTGACGTTGAAAAACTACCATTGTTCGACATTGAGATGATATTCATCAATCTTCGCGCTAGATCAATTGGTGAGAATGCAAAGTTAATTTATAATTGTAAGCATAAGAATGATGAGGGAAATCCTTGCGACACTGATAATCCATATATGCTCAACTTAGATAATGTTCAATATGTGTTGGCTGATGGGCATAGTTCCACAGTCAAAATTACCGATGAGGTGGGTATTAAATTGAAATATCCTACCATTGCAAGTGCAAGTATTATCAAAGAAGCTGATGCTTATGACGCTGCATTACAATTTATAGCCCAAAACATAGATTCAATTTATGATCCTGAATCGGTATATAAGGCTGAGGATCTGGGTGCAGCTGCTGTTATCGAATTTGTGGAAAATCTTACAGCTGAGCAGCTTGACAAAATTCAAGTATTTTTCGCAACTACGCCAAAGGTAGTGTTGAAGGATACAATTGTTTGTAAAAAATGTGGATTCGAACATGAGGTGGAGGCTGATAATCTCTACAGTTTTTTTACCTAATTCTTGGTCATGATAATTTAGCGAACTTTTTAGATACGAATTTTTCATTAATGCAACATCATAAGTATTCCCTCACTGAATTGGAAAATATGATTTCGTGGGAGAGGCAAGTTTATGTCACGATGTTGATTAATCACATCAAGGCTGAAAATGAGCGTATTCGATTAGAGCAACAAACCAAAAGAAGAAAGTAAATGGCATTAACAGCTGAGAAAGATCTACAAAAAGCAATAGAAAAGGCTCTTCGAGAAAGAAAGAAGAAAGAGTTCAAGCCAACCAAAACTGGTGGATTGTTGCGTATTGCTGGGAATATTTTCAATGCTCCAGCATACACATGGTTAGGTGATAAGATTGATCAGTATGTTCGAAATAAAGAAATGGAAAAGGAAAAACAAGAAGCCGCACAAAAAGCAGCACAACAAAAAAATGAAGAAAAGAAGGAAGGACCCAAGAAAGAAGGTCCAGCAGCAGGTGACAGACTTCAAGTAACAATACTCAAATTATTACAGTCAATACAAGGTGATGTGGACTTCATCAAGGAAAGATTATCACCAAAGTTTTTTAATGCAAAGAGCAGTGAGACTGGCGAATTAAAGCGTGTTATGTATGATCCACTTGGTCCAGCTGGACAACAGTTCCGTAGAGCTGAGGAAGGTGGTAAATTTACCTCTGCTATGGGTAAAGATTTAGAACAATCTGCAATCGGAAAGGTCACTGCTGGAGTCTTGAAACAATTTGAAGGTAAATTCCAAAAGATTGAAAGCAATCAAGAAAAGGTTGCATTAGCAGCTGGTGTTGATCTCAGCGATCCAACTTCATTCGTTGATCCAGGAGAAGATACTGATCCGATTGCAAGACTTCGTAAAGAAATGAATGCAAGATTCGATGAAGTTATTGACATGATCAATAAACTTTCTGGGAAAACTGAGAAAGGTTCTGGTGGAGATTCATGGATAGACGATATTATTGGAGGTGCGTTGGGAGCCAAATTAGCTGGTTGGATAACAAAATTATTTAGATTTGGTGTTGCTGGAATGGGTGTTGGTCTTGCTGGAATTATTGGTTATGCAATTGGAGACTATTTAAACGACAAATTTAATTTATCTCAGGGGATTGGCGATATATTAGATAATCTTACTGGGAAAAAATTTGATCCAAACGTTGATCAAAAAACATCAGAACAGATTCTTACAGAACAAGCAGCAAGAACAGGAGTTGGTGGTCTCAAAGATGTCGGTCTAGAAGCAGTTGGCGGTGGAAAATATAAAGATTTGAAGACTGGTCAAATATTAGATAGCAGTCAGCTATCAGATACTCAAAAAATGGCTGCTGATATGACAGCAGCAGGGTTGGATAAGAGTGAAGATGATCTAAGAAAAGAAGCTGAACAAATAGCTGAGAGTGGAAATAAACAAGGTATATTGATAGTTGGCACCAAAGATAATGGCGAGCCAATTCCCCTAGCGCCCCCAGATGTGTATCTGGGCGGTGGGCTCGGGGTTGGGAAACAACAATGGGATAAAGACAAAAAGAAAGCTGTTGATCGTTATGTTGCAGAAAAACTGGCATCAAATGAACAAGCCAAAGCAGCAATCAGAAAAAAATACAACGCTGGAGTTCCTCCTCCTCCTCCTCCTCAAACACCACCACCTCCGCAGCCAGATTATGAAGCTGAAAGAAAAGAAATGCTCGCTAAGATGACAATAGATGAGCAGTGGCAACATGCAAATGAGAAGGAAAAATATCAGAATCAATATGATGCTGGTGAACTTACCTATGAAACTCCAGGATTCATTAATCTTGTAAGAAAATATGGATTGAAACTAAGAAGTCAAACACCACCTCCACCACCAGGAACACCACCTCCATCGCCTCTAACTGGAGCAGATCTGCCTCCATTTGGTATGGGTGGGCAAACAGAAGGAACTAGATCACCTGATTCTAATTATGGTGGTGGACCCAGTGGTAGAGGAGGTAGGAGAGGTAGAAGACAAGAAGGAGATTTTGAAAAATACCCAGGAAAATCTGATATGTTGTTGGATATTCCACCAGAGGGAGCAGCATTATTAGATGCCATAGCGCAACCAGAAAGTAGAGGCAGATATGATGTAATTGTTGGAGAGGGTTCTGGGCAAGGATTAACTAAAGCTGATCTTGAAGTCAACAAAACACGTGGTTTAATAGATGGTAAACCTCCTGCAACATTTGATGATTACTCTGATCATCCTAGAATAAGGGGTATGCGCACCCCTCGCGGACCCTCGACTGCAGCAGGAAAATACCAAATAACAGAAACAGAGTGGGATAGACTAAAAAAAGTCTATCCTGAAGCTGGACTGGATGATTTTTCTCCAGCAAATCAAGATAAGGCTGCATGGTTACTGGCTCAAGAAAGATACAATACAGGTGGGAAATCTCTTTATGATGATTTGAAGGCTGGTAAATTGGATCAAATAGGACCAGCTCTCAAAGGAACTTGGACCTCACTTCCTGGTGGAGTAGAAGAACAGGAATCAACAAAGGATGCTCAAAAACGATTTGAGCAGAATTATCGATCTGCATTAAAGGAATCAGGTGGACAAATGATGGCTTCAAAACCATCAACAAACTTACCTGCAACTGATACCTCGCCACCACAATACCAAACTGGCGGCACAGGTAGAGAATTATTTGCGTTGCAACCAATCAACAATACTACGGTTGTTAATCGTTCAACAACAGATGGTAGCAGAGACGCATCTATTATGGGTGGTGTGAGAGATCCAGAGCCAGTAACTGGGTTCACAAATAGAATTGATTCCCAACCACCTGTTGGATACGCATAAAAAAAGGGGAGCCGAAGCTCCCCTCTTGCGTCTTGAATTAGACGACTTACTCAGCAGCCAACTTGTCAAAGTAACTTAGATCATCATCCTCGTCTACAGTGACAGCCTCTGCAGTCTTACGTGGCTTCGCAGCCTTTGGCTCTTCCCAAGGTGCCTCTTCCTCCTCGATCTTCGGAGCAGCAGCGCGAGTCGCACCACCAGCACCTAGAACACGATTCAGCTTTTCCTTGAGTTCGTCATAGGACTTGAAGTTCTCAGACTTTACGAATTCCTTCAAAGAATGCGCAGCCTTCCAGACCTTCTCAATCTGCTTATCATCACCATCAAGTAGAGCAGACTGTGTGTCAAACTCTGACTTGTCATAGTTACGATAGCCCTCGTAATTGCGAATCTTCAACTTGAAGTTCGCACCCTTCCAGAAGTCAAAAGGATTCATTGGCTTTTCATCCTCAAACTCTGGATTGATCTTTGCATTGATCTTCTCAAAGACCTTCTTGCCAAACTTGTACAAGAAAACCTTACCCTCGTTCTCAGGGCGCTTCGGATCAGAGACAACGTAGATATTTGCGTAATAGGTCAGCTTGCGCTTCTGCTTACGTGCGATTTCCTTGTTGGCTTCGATGCCAGAGTTCCAGAGCTGGGTGTTATATTCGGAGACAGGATCTTTTTGACCGATGGTTGTGAGAGAATTCTCAATATACCAACCTCCTGGTCCTTGGAATCCATGAGACCAGATCTGAACCCAAGGGAGACCATCATCACCATCAACGGAAGGAGTATCAAGAAAACGAATAACAGCGTAACCATTGCCACTTTTATCAACCTCTGGGACCCAAAAACGATCATCTTCTCTCTTCAAATTACCACCACCAGCAGCGGTTGATTCCATTGCTCGGGTTAGTTTTTCAAGAGAATTGTTTTTCTTTAGTGCGGATAGACTAGACATTTGTATTACCTCGTATGTATTGTATTAAATTTGTCCACATTATTCATCATTATACAACTATTATATATCATCACACTGTAAAAGGCAAGTTTTTGTTACCTCTTTATACCTTGTGACATTCACTTCCAGGAACGATCCGTACTTACGAATCTTTCTTGAAATCTTTGGATAAATTATATCTTCCTTGATTTGTTTATCCCAATGAGCGACGTAGTTGAATATGTTATTCAATATCACCATCGTCTCTAATAGTATATCGCCTTGCATATACATTGTCAAGAGTTTTGGATGCTTTCCATCCTTGACCTCAAACAATTCATTGATTGCCTCTTTGCCTTTTGGTAACTTAGCAAGATCATTCTTATAGTGTTCAGTCATCGCTTGTGTAATCTTGCGATGTTTGTTATACACTGATCTTGCTTCTTCCTCAAGTAGATTCTGCGTCCAACAGTCACCATTCTGTAAGAAGTTAGCCACAAGGAACGGAACCACTTCATCATCAGGAATGTTTCGAGCCAGACGATGAAACTTGAATTTATCTTTGCGGCGATTGAATGCTTCCTCGCCGATCTTTATCTTACCACTACCTGCAAAGAAGTTATACTTCTCGTTGCTAAAATGTAGTTTCACGGCAAGGTAAGTTGCGCAAAACTCAATACCTGTCATAATGGTAATTTAGCAGACCTCTGGATCACATTATTTTGTTGTGCTTCTTCTTCCAACTTAGATAATAGCACATCATTGATCAACGAAGCAGCAATCTCGACTTCAAGTTCAACTTCCTCACAATAGGTGATAATAGCATCCATGTGATCCGTTTGTAGTTGTTCTGCTCGAGTTAGGATCATCATTGAGAAAGTATTTTTCTCTTCACGTGTAGCCATCATGCAAACACATTATTGAGTTGGCGATTGACACGAACGAACTTTGCGCGTCGAGGCATTTCAGACAAAGACTCAGCACCGATATAAGTACAGGCTGAACGGATGCCACCCAATAATTCACGCACGGTGTTACTTACAGGACCACGGAAAGCAATCTTCACTTCCTTGCCTTCAGAGGCGCGATACTCAGCCACGCCACCGTTATGCTGATCCTGCGCAGCCTTGGAAGCCATGCCGTAGAATTTAACTTCATCAGAAGTATTACCACCTTCGACGTGACCAGCGAACATACCGCCAATCATTACATATTTTGCACCAGCAGCGAAAGCCTTGGCAGCATCGCCAGGACATGTAATGCCGCCATCCGCAACAATGTTTCCACCTGCTCCAATTGCGGCTGATGCGCACTCAGCCACGGCAGAAAATTGCGGATAGCCAACACCAGTCAACTTTCGCGTGGTGCAGACCGAGCCAGGACCGATTCCGATTTTTACGATATCGGCTCCTGCGTCTACCAATCTTTCGGTTCGTTCTGGCGTGACGACGTTGCCGACCATGAGGATGTAGTCTGGATACTCTTCGCGAATCGTCGCCACGAACTCTTCAAAATGTGAAGTATAACCATTAGCAACGTCAATACAAACACCAATGGGGTGAGCAATACCAAGGTCGTTACAGCTGCTATCGAAAGCAGTAAACTTCTCATAATCAGCTTTATTACAGCCCATAGAATAAACAGCGTACCTAGATGAATCTGATGCATAAAAGTCCAATAACTCGTCGAGTGAATAGTGTTTAGTAAGAGCGGTCAGGATTTTATATTTAGCCAGTTCTCTTGCCATCGCAAAAGTTCCAACGCCATCCATATTCGCTGCAATGATAGGAACTACAGGGATGTCAAAATGATTGACCTCAAGGTCAACTTGTGATCTACTTGATAGATCAGACTCTCGCGGAACTAACAGAACATCAGAATAGTCAAGTTTCACTTCATGGTCAATTAGCATACATGGCAACCCTGTAGAATTTGTGTTTGTCAATTTGCGCAATCATCTCAGCATCCCATCGTTCTTCCCATCGAGGATTCACGTATTCAGCATGATAATGATACACATCTCTACCTATTTTATACGAACGCAGTCCATTTAGCAAAACATTTTCAGCCATTTCTACTGACTCAGCATAGGCTTCTTGATTGCGTATACGATCGCTCTTGCCGTCGCAAGTCCAAGAGAACTGGCAACCCTTGTTCGTGGCTTGCCATACAACTCCACAAACTGTACTTGGGAAACGATCCTTGTTCACACGATTCATGGTGACTGTAGCAATTGCCAGTCTGCCATCGTATGATTCACCGCGACCCTCGTGATAGATGTTCATGGCTAGGCATTCAAGTTGACGCTTGAAGGTTTCTTGGCGCACCAGTTCGTCTTTCAATCCATTCATAGTGTTATTTTGAATCGCCAACTCAAAGATCTGCTGTTCCAGACCCTTTGTATGAATCATATGCTGATCGGAAACGTATAGGTGTGAGATTACGAACGTGGCTGCAATTAGAATTGCAGCAAAGGTTTTATTGAACATTAGCTTATCTCTATTTGTATGCCAGAAATTTGACTTGAGGATTCAAGTGAATCCATATGGTGATGATCCGTTCGGCTATGAACGCCCAGTTATACCAAGGACTGTTTCTGTGCCTACTTTCACGATTCGCATAGTTGTATAATTGAGCATCAGATTTAACAAACTCAAATGTGTCATCTAAAAAACTTAGCCACTGACGCCATGTCTTAGTGTTCATCACATAATAGTGGCAAGTGAGGGAATACTCTGGATCATATTTTTTATGTAAATCGAAATCCCACCCTTTTAGATGAACCAATCTTGTAAAGAAGCCTAGTAGTCCTGGATGACATTTCTCGCCTTGAAAAAATATATTATCAAACAATTCAGTTTCTCTCCACACTACATTCATATGATAAAAATCATAACCTGGATTATCAATTATCCACTGACAATAATCTGCAGGTGTAAGATTAGGATAAAATCTTTGAAGTTTCTGTTGAAATCTCCAGCTGACATAACCCCATAGACCATTATATTTCTCTTCTTCATACTTGTTCTGGAGAAATTTAAATATCGGATATTCATAAAACTGGGGATATGGAGTTTCCATATTCGGAATGTTACGAAATGGAATGAATTCGTTGTTTAGATTAACTCTTTGTGAATCATCAAAATAGACTTGATGTATATTCATTTATATCTACCAAACTCCAATTATTGGATTGTTGAAAAAGTGCAGGTTGATTCTGTTTCCAAGTCCAACCTGCAAAACTCAGATTAAGCCGCTAGGGCATAATCATAATAATCGTCATTTGCTGCGATTACTTAGTTTGCGCGAATTAGGTTCGTCGCCTTTCCAGTGGTCTGCTTAACTATCTTGCCCCGTCGAAGCCAGTGCATCCCCATAAGAAGTGTACTTGCGAAACATTTATTGACTTCTGAATCTAGTGTTTCGACAGAATCATACTTACAGTACACTTTTGGTGGAGATGTCGGGAATCGAACCCGAGTCCGCAGCACCTTCATTTCGCTTCATACCACTATAATTCTATTATACCCTAACGGCATATCCTTTCTCAACTAAATGATCAGCCAAACTCACTTGGCTGGTTGACCCATCTTCCAGAAGCAGATTGAAATACACATCTGCTTCCCAGCGATTGAATGAACTTGGTGCATTCTTATAAGTCTGTACGACCACACGCTGATTTTCAATCAATGATTTCACATAAGCAGAAGCAACGCGACCTTCCTCACTGGCATTCTTGCCGTAGACTTCAGGTGTATCAACACCCTTGAGTCTTACACGAATGGTGTGTGTGATGTAGAAACCTAGATCAAGAATGATGTCATAGGTGTCGCCATCAACCACGCGATCTACTAGTCCTTCGAAGATGTATTGTCTTATCATTAGGCTAATCCTCTGTATCTATTTATATAGCCTTTCAGTTCCTCTAGATAATCCTCTGGTTTCACCTTCAAAACTTGCGTAAAAGAAGCCGAATCAACGCCAATCAGGATCACAACCTGCTCGATCTTATGATTCGTCATCTCCTCGAACATCTTAGAGTACGCAGCACCCTGCATAAAATAATTTGCAATCTTGTCCTTGCTCTTTAGACGATTGGCAGTCTTAAAGTCAATGACAGAGAGCACACCATTGTACTCGGCGATACAGTCTACCTGACCAGCCAGTTTCAATTCATGAGAGAACAGGCGAGTCTCAAGACAGTGAATGTTCTGCAGTTTGTCCAGTTCCACCTTCATCTTATGAAAGATAGACTTGACGTTCGGCATCATCTCAACGCCAGATACATCTTCGTTGTTGATATACTTCTCAATGACAGAGTGAACGGAAGTGCCTCGTGTAGTGGCTTGGCGAGAGATCTTATTGGCTTTCTCTTCGCCTACACGGGCACGCCATTCCATGATTTCTTTCTTACCATAGTCAGAAAGAACCGTGGTTACCGACGGATAAGCCTCACCTGTCGGTGTCTTGTACATCCTAGATCCATCTACATTTTCCGTAATGAGTGTAGGAAATTCGTGTTTGATATGATTAAACATAGAGCGATTTAGAAAAGTAACCATGCTGCGATTATCATTCCCCAAAGGAATGTCGATATGACCAAACCATACATGATTCCTTCGATCAACTTGAGTCTCGGATCTTCAGGTCTGTCGTTTTTCTCTCTACTATTCATGATATAAACCTTTCAAAAGCCACACAGTTATTATAGCCTACTTTGGGGAAGTAGTCAAACTATTTTCATACTTATCTACTGCAATGAGGAAGTCTTTCACTAGACTTGAACGTACAATATCGTCAGTTGTAAATTCAATATTGGTGAATGAATCCATCATCTTTGCAATTGAATGAAACTTATACAGTCCAGACTTATCCGTAGACTTCTTGGTCAAATCAGTCTGCTTGTAATCGCCACAGAAGATGATCTTGGAACGATAGCCAACGCGAGTCATGATCGTAGACAACTCTTCCCAGTTCATATTCTGACATTCATCTACGATGATAATTGAATCGTCGAAACTCATACCACGAATGAAACTGGTAGAGATGAACTCGATCTTACCTGAGTCCTTGAGAATTTCATAAGCATCACGGCGACCAAATAGTGTATGGAAGATTTGCATATAGGGTTGCTCATACAATCCCATCTTATCTTCTAGAGATCCTGGCGTAAAACCCACATCGCGAGACTGAACAGCACTGCGTACGATAACAACCCTAGCAAAAGAACTGTTCTTATCGAAAACTTCTTGGATGCTTTTATAACAAGCAATGAAAGACTTCCCAGTACCAGCACTGCCAGTAAGCATAATGAAGTAGTCACCTCTCGTATAAGCATCATAAAACTTTCCCTGATTGTCAGTGAGCGGATCAAAACTTTTCAGATCACTTGGTTTGAGTCTCGCTGTTGGTGTTTTTCTATCATGTTCAAGTTCAATAATGTTATTAGCATTTCTTCTTTTTGACATTATACCCTCTTTAGTTCTTCGCGCTTCTTACGATTCTTCTCACGCACCTCCCTGATCTTAACGTCTTTGATGGATTTTCTGCCATAGCGATCTGCTAATGGACTGGATGGATTGTTTTCTGCGATCTTAGACATGACTTCTTTGAAGCCAGAATCTGTCTTACCGTCAATTGAACCAACCATGCTGACCAATGCAGTTGGCGTCAGCACCTGTTGTATGTGTGGATTTTCTTTTAGAAATTCTTCGCGAGCAGAGATGCTCATAAATTCTTCAAATTGTTTCTTAGTCTTAGTGTTCACAAACAAATAAGTTGGCATACAGTTATTTCACCTTTCGTAATGTACCGTGTTCTGCCTTGTAAGCATGAAAAGAAATGTTTGGATACTTCTTCTGTAATCCCAAGAACATCGCAAGGTTTGAATCAGCATCATCAAACAATGTAGCGTTCTTGAATGTACCTGTACTCAAATACTTCTCAATGGTTACACGCTTACCTTCAGCTGTTGGAAGTCCAAGATTACCAGACCTCTCAACATATATATGTCTCATGTTGAGACCGTATTGGCGAAAGGTGTCTAGAAAAGTTTCGCGATCATCAAAGTCGCTTCTTGCTGTAACAATGATCATGCGAGAACCAGGATTGTTGAGTGTCACGCGCAAGAGTCTAGATGCAATGCGCATGACATTCATGTACGGTTTAGAAGTTTGCTTAAAAAGATCAGCCCTCTTAAACTCGGAAAAGTCCAGAGTTTCGTCGGGCTGCTTTACATAAGAATTGTATTCAGTATTGGTGAGAGCGCGAACCAACTGCCCGTTTTTGCGAACATAGATTTTGGCTGATGTTTGCAACAGCGTTTCATCTATGTCCCAAATGAACAGGCTTGGAGTGGTCGTCTCTACAATATATTCTTTTAGAGTTTTCATCCCTATATTTAGGGAATCCACCAATCTGGTTCACCACGACGCTTCCACTTTGCAAAGTGTTTCTTTGCGTCTAGATAATAGTTACGATAGGACTGAATAGAATCCCCAGGAACGATACACTGCGGATAGAGTTTCATTGCTGGTGGTGGATCTGACCAATCTACAATTGGAATGTTTCGCGGTGCATCTAGTAGCCAAGGCATACGTTCCTCTGTCTTATGTACTTTATCGTTGTAGCGATACTTGTATTCGCCGATTAGAAAATAAAGTAGATCATGTAACCACCGATAATGATCAATGTTACTTCGAGTCCAAATCGCACTGGGGTGGTTAATGTGGCAAGCCAAGCAGAGATTTTGTTCGCGATCATCAGGTAAACTCCAACGCTTAATAGAACGACCATTCGCAGTCTTGCCCACATACTCAGTACCGTCTAGGATACGATGAGCAGTAGACAAGAGCTGCGAATACTCGACGATCATCTTCACCACATGCTTGTCACAGTGCTGTTCGGCAGCGATGCGTGGTTCGCGATGTAGGAAGAAGATGTTCATATTACGACCAAAACGCATCCCATAATTTTAGTACATTGCCGATTCCATCGACATTAACTGCAAGTTTCTGTGCCTTGCCATCTGGAAAAGTCTTCTTGTAGTCTTCAGTCTTCAACCATTCAACGCATTTCTTCTTGAGAGCATTCATTTGCTCACCTTCAGGAAGACTCATTTCGAATGTGACCTTGATTGGCGACTCAACGTCAGTTGGATTCCAATAGAACATCATGTACATCTGCTTGTTCGCACTGCTTAATACAAATGTAGTTGATGAACTGATCTTCAACTCGCGAATCTTTCCACGGAAAGAACGAGCATAATTATCAACATACCAAGCAGGCAATGTTTCAAAATTGTCATATTGGCAGCTCTCAAATTCTGTAAACATTGACGACAGACTAGCCATAGCAAACCTCTCTGTATGATGTCCCGAGACTCTATTGTCTCTGGGATTGTGTGTGAAAATCAAATAAGATTCAAGAACAATTGCTTGATCTTCGGATAAATTTTTGGCAACAATGTGTAGATCTGTTGGGTCATAATTCTTATCAATTACATGAGCCCAACAACGATCACCCACACCCTTTCCAATGTAGTATGGATTAATGCCATCGGTATACCAATAGACATAGTATCCTAATGTGGAGAAAAAATCGCCAGTTGGTTTTTGCATAGAAAAGGGAGAGGAGGGAACCTCCTCTCCACTATCCTTCACTTGGTGCGAGTGATGTGAACGCCACCATGATCATGATCGCGATTGATGCGCCACTTGAAGTTGCTGCGCTTTTGAGCATGCTGGCGGATTCCACTCCAGCGGCTCTCCAACTTAGAAACAGTGACACGCTTCTCACAAGGAATGAAAATTGTATCACCAACCTTCATGTTGACTAACTTAGCAGTCTTTGTGGCAGGAACTGGCTTACCAAGACCATTTTTAGTAGCCTTTGCATGAACTTGGAAAATAGGACCACCAACAAGGTCAGCCATTGTGCCGAAAGTCTGATTCAGCAATGCGTCAACACGTTTTGGAAGTTGTCTCTCAAGTTCCAGACGCAGAGAGGTGAGACACACCTCAGCAGCTGCAGCTGGGTCGACAAAAGGGGCATTCAAATTAGACATAATATAGGATCCTTATAGATTAAACCAAACCCAACTGAGTCTTGATGTCACTCAAATCGGAGTCGGTGATCTCCTCGATCTCCATGTCCTCAACCTCAACAGGTGCGTTCTTGGACTTGGTGACCTTTGCAGTCTTGGCAACCTTCTGCACCTTGACAGCCTTGGTCTTGGTGACCTTTGCAGTCTTGGTAGCAGCACCACGACGCTTCGGAGTGATAACACCATCAACAGCAGCAGCGTTCAGAAGGCGATAGCCAGAAACCTTGCGACCGTCCTTCAGAACCTCGATCTCAGCACCAAACTTCTTGCGCAGAGACCACATGTACGGAGAAACAGAACCCTCCGCAAAATTCAGTGCCTTGGCGCATTCAGCGACAGTAGCACCCTTCTTGCCAGCACCCTTGAGCAACTGGAACAACACATAATACTTCGTAGACATAAATTACCTCACAGTTACAATTACAAAATACACATTCATTATATCTGAATGTGGGATGAAAGGCAAAAGATTTCTCTCTTGCCCTTCAAATTCAAGAACTCATCACTCGATAGATGTACGGATGGTCAACCAGAACACGCTCGCCAGCCTCGCGAGAGACCGTACCGTTCTTCCAGTTGAATCCCTTGTCCAGCACGATGGTGTGCTGAGGGACGCCACCGTAGCACACGCGACTCAGGACCACCTTGCCAGTGACCTTGACGTCACCCGACAGGTATCCAGCATGAACGCGCAGACCTTCAAGATTCCAATTCATCACGCAACCTCCATAAACTGACCAAATTCCTTGGTCAGATAACCATACGGCACACCGAGTTCATACTCAAGATGCTCAACCCAGTCGCCGCAATCATACTCTTTCAGCAGATACTGAATCGCGTCGGCGCGAGTTGAACCCTGATTGGCGTCCAGCAACGCGAGAATGCGCTGCTCAAGATCGACGCACGCATTCATCTGCGCACGCTTCTGCTCGGCGAGGACGCGAGCTGCCTCATCCAGCAGATCATTCCAGATTTCCTGACGTCGCAGGTCGGATGCTTCCTCCCAAGACAGCCAGAATGAACCTGACGGTCGGAAACCGTAGGCATCCTTGTACAGATCGGAGACCAGATTTTCGTCGAATGTAAATTGTTTATTCATCATACAACCATTATACCGTGGAGAGGGAAAAAAGGCAAGGGACAAAAATCCCTTGCCTTTCAGTTACTTACGCTACAGGCGCTGAATTCAGCAGCCAAGCCTCCAGGCGAGTCCACCGAGCCTTCTTACCAGCGGCAAGAGTGCTCCGATTCAGAACCACGTAGACACGCTTGAGCGCATCAGTGTGGGTCACAGCACCACTGGAAACCAGTTCCTTGATCTGCTTCGCAGATGCCAGAGTCAGGTCAGTCATTACGCATACCTCGCAGTCACATCAACCACCAAACCAGACTTGCGGAGAGCCTTCTGCTCGCGGGCATACTGGCGATCCTTCAGAGCCTGAAGACGAACCTCAGCCTTCGCGATGCGAGCAGCAGCCTTCGCAGCAGCAGCCTCACGACGATCAGCAGCCTTCGCCAGACGCGCGATCTTGGCAGCAACACGGTCAGCCTTCACCGACGCACGCAGAGCCTTGATATCGGCACGAAGAGTCTTAACATTCTCAAGAGCAGCCTTGAGATCCTTCTGCTTTTCACCGAGCAGATCGCGGTTCAGATTAACATTCATCATACATATATCTTACTAAACCGAGCTGCAAAAGTAAACTGAAAAAACTCTTGTAATTTCAATAACTTATAAGTTGTTGATTCTTCTCGAAAAGAACCCTAATAAAATCAACAACTTACGAAGGCGTGGAGACCGAGCGAGAGCCTCGGAGAGAGGCGATCGGTTTTGGGGGGTCACGGTCTGGGAGGAGGGGAGATCGAGCCTAGAAACGGATCCCAATGTGAAAGTTGTGGTACACCACACCTGCCCTGACCGCGATCGACGTGTAGGTGACGGTCTTGATGAGCCACTCGGGTTGGTCGGTTTCTACCATACGCAAAACAAGGTAGGCATGAGCTGCATTGAAAGCCAGCGTGGTTGCGACAAGTTGAAAGTCACTTGGATTCTTACCAAAAATGGGATTTTGTTCACGATAACATTTACACGGATCATCAAGTGCACGCATGGTTTGCGCAACGTCAACAACGGTCAGTGCTTGATACACCCACTCTGATGGTGGAAGTTTCTTGAGTCTCTCGGTGATTGTCTCAGCGGAAACTGGAAGGGTGAACAGGAGAAGAACTATCGTCAGCAATTTCTTCATGGTGCGACTCCTCAATCATTTCAGATGCTTTGTGTTTCCAGACATTTGGAAACAAACCGTGAATCAATAAAACAAATGCAATACTCCACGCACGTCTTAGGTGCGCGAAGTAACCAAGTTCAGTTTCTTGCAAGTGTGTCATGAATACGACTATCCTTTGAAACTCTAGATTTCAAGAACTCCATTTGATCAGCAAGAATTCTACGATTGCGTAGAATCATTTTCTCAAACACATTTGGCACATAAGGTACATACAGCAACTTCATGTTTGCTTCTTCTGGTGTCTTGCTGCCCTTGCGATTGTTACATGGGCGGCATGATGTCACGCAGTTGACCCAACTGTTCTTACCACCACGTGATCTTGGAAGAACGTGATCAATGGTAAGAGTGTTATAAGCAAACTCATCGCCACAGTATGCGCAAAGATTTGCGTCACGGGCGTATAGAATTGAACGCTCAGGATATGGAGTGACGCGACGCAGTTTGTCTGACTGCACTGGTCCTGATACACCAACGATTGAACTGATTGTAATAGAAGATCTTTCGCCAGCGCGATTTACACCGCCACGAAAAACCTTGATTGGTGTTCCAATCTCCCAAAGAATCTTTTCACGCGCATAGTAACAACACGCAGTTTCTAGATCAGCCCACTCCCGAGGAGTTCCTGCCGAGTCTGTCACTAATACCATTGCCATAAATCACTCCACGTTTATCTTACAGTTTTCATTATGCCCAAAAATTATGCGAACATTCTTTTTTGATTCTTCCAATTCAGTTGTAAGTGTACCCACTTGCTCTTTCAGCGCAGTTATTTGCGGTGAGTAAGTGTGATTACATACAAACATTCCAATTGCAATACCAATTATACCTGAAAGCAAAGCAACAAGCAAGTATTTCATTTGATTACCTTACATTACGTGGTGGACGTGGCTTAGATGAACCTTGTACTGATTTCGCAGCCTGATTGCTGTAGCCAGATGTCATGCCATTGCTGGTTGTTGCAGTGGCTACGAAATACCAAGCACCTTTTGCAAGACCTGTAATTGTAGCAGTTGTAACATCTCCAGGAACATCAACTGAATATGCATAAGGACCACCATCTGTCTGTCCATACAGCACAGTGTACTTGGTAACTTCACCTGCTAGAATGCTTGAACCATCTTCGTACAACAACGGTGGATCCCAAGAAACAACTGCATCACCTGCATATGCTCCGAAAGACGCTAAAAATAAGAGTAAACCGAACATCTTCCCTTTCATGATATTGCCCCTTTTTATAAATATATGCATGGAGTTCCGTAGAGTATTTATATACCCACTTGTTCTGATCCTATCATCTTGCGGTGGTGGGGGGCAAACACCTACACCTGAGCCTCCGAAACCACCAGAACCAACGACCTATACGATCGATCTAAACTGGGAACCACCATTGACCTTTGAAGATGGCACACCCATCGATCCAGCTGTGGACATTAAAGAGTATCGTGTTTACTATGGCAATGATCCAAACTATCTAAAACAAGATGGTAAACTTCTAATTGTTCAGAGTGGTCTTGCCACATATGCAACTCTATGGGTGCCAAATGGCGTTTGGCATTTGGCAGTAACAACGATATCAGTAAGTGATATGGAAAGCGATCTATCGAATATTGTGACTTATTCGTTTAATTAGTCAAACGATCGCAAGGTGCTTCCATATATTCGCGACCTGTGAGTTTCGCAAACTCCATTTTCTTTTCGCGCAACAACGCCACAAACTTTGTGTCTTCAGGATTGTTGCAGTTGTAACGGTGTAATGTACTTATTTGATCTGCGATTCCCATTGCGAGAATCTGCTTTACATCTGCAGCGATTGGTGCTGTTGATTCAGCAACATAATCCTTGCTCGCAACCCAATCATAGGTCACAAGAACTATTGCGATAGCACCAGCGATTGCTGAGAATAACTTGAGACCGTCTTGTATATGCATTGAAAAAGAGGGCTGTTGCCAGCCCTCTCGCTAGTTACTATTATTCGCCAGCTTTTTCAGCAAGAGAGGTGTTGGTCAATGCACGCAACCAGACGATTAGACCGCCGATGACGGTTCCAATCACTGAAACAAGTTCAGCTGGAATTGGAGCACCTGAAACAACTTGCTGTACCCAAGAAAGAACGGTAACAACAAGACCCAACCATACAGTCTTGGACTTAAATGCACCTAGTAATGTTTCCCACATGAGAATTTCTCCTATAACTATTAAAAATGCCTCGAGAGCCTTTTATTTATAATATCAGGAATGCCAAACTGTATCTTCAATACCGTTTTTCTTCTGAATTACGCGATATAGATGATTGTAGCAGGTAAATTCGTGATCCTTGGCATACGATATCGCCTTGAACATATCGTCCTTGAAACGTGCTATTTCACTCCATTGCGGATTGAAACAATCAGGATCTTTCTTTTCAACTATGTACATAGATGACGATTGCTCACGTTGCTCTTCTTTCTGTGCTTCATACTTTGCTATCTTGGCTACTACCTTTCCCAGTTCTACTAGATCGATCTTTTCGTCTGACATTTTTGTCTCCAAAGATGCGTTCCCAACCGTCACGGTATGCATCATATCCAGTCTTGTTATTTATTTTGGAGCGAATGGAATCGCCTGTGATGTCGTTTTTACTTGCCATACCATTTCAACCCTCTAATAAATTGACTGTCTTCCTCATTCATAGCAGAAGCATGGTATATGTTCATCAGATTAAACAACCTCATTTGATCCTCAACATAGGTGCATTTGTTGAACATTGGTATTTTTAGACTCTTACCGAACCAAACATCTTTATATGAATCAAGTATTTGATTAGGATACAAATCTGCGTATGATGCCTCTTTCAAAATAATACAAACGTAGTCATTCCAAATAGACATAGGAAAATCGTGTTGTTGATTTACAAATGATTCTAATAACAAAGGATTGTATTGATTTCTTTTACCCCAATTGACAAAAGAATCTCCCGCATCAGGATAGAATCTCCAACAGTCTACTGGATGTCTGTGATAAGATCCATTACTAGGTGCATTGATGTATATTAATCCAGTTGATTTCACAACTCTATACATTTCTAGTATGGAAAGCCAAAAGAACTCAACGTGCTCGAACACAGAACTGCAAACAATTATATCCACTGAGTTATCCTCAATTGGAAATTTGTATGGATCTTTCAAAACTATATCAACATTTGGACCTTCTTGATAATCTACACCTGTGTAATTTTTAATGTATTCTGGTATATGTTTGTATATGCTGGAGTGATTATCCATTGAACCGATTTCAACAACTGATGGGTTTTCTATAGATGTATTTTTAACATAAACATCAAAAAACATTTGCGACAATTTACTTGCTGATGGGTGCATTAGATATTACCCCACAGAACATAGTGTGGAGGACTCTTCTCAGATTCTGGTCTATCTTTGGTGAAATAATATGCCGCAAAAGAATATCTACAAACTCCTTCTGGAGTGTTTAATGGTTCTGGATGACCATGGTACGCATCATCTGTGATATTAAATATAACAGCCCTGTTGAAGATTGGTGCAATTTTAACGTGTCTAGCACTCAAATCTCTTTCCCATAATTCCAAATCACCACCCCATTCTTCTTGCCAATTCTTATTAAGGTATAACAATAAATTTATTCTTCTGTGTAGTTGTAGATCATGATGCCAATTATAATCTGCGTGGATTGATAATTTGCCGCCAGGAAGTATCTTGTGGACACCTGCACCACTCCAAGAATTGTCTGCTATCAAATCTGTAATGCCAGTCAGTTTTTGTAGAAAGTCCAGTGTAGTTTGATGATTCAAACAATGCATAACATAAGTTGCAGCAGGTGCCAATTCTTGATATGATTTATAGGAATCTTCAGACCAAGGAGTGAATTGTTTATTAACTTGATATCCCTTGACAACATCAGTGGGATCATATCCCCAATCTCCAAACCTTTGCAATTCGTCGACAGCTGTTGACAATATTTCTTCATTGAAGAAATTGTCAATTATTATATTTGGAAATGGACTATTTACTGAATATTGAAACTTCAGATCATTCGCTAAGTTCAGATTGTTGATCATTCATTGGTTCCTATGTATTAAACCTTCTTAATTCCCCAAAAGCAAAGATCAACAGCTCCGATTGGTTCTGCTGGTTGATAGTTGGAATTTTCGTAAAACTTATGTGCCCAGAAATATTGTTCGCAATTGATACCAGCATAAAGGAAGTGTCTCTCTTCCAGATTCATGTAATAGTTCTCCCAACCATTTGAGATGGTAAATGGGGAAGATTGCGGATTCATTCTAGCTGTGCCATGTTCAACTCTGTTTCTACCAGCACAAGTGAATATGACAAGACCTCCTGGTCTGCAAACTCTGATCATATTTAAGAATGTTTCTTTCCAATATGGATTATGCTCAAAACACTCAGTGGAAATTACAGTATCATACATATTACTTGGAGCATTAAATTCTTGACCAGCACAAACTAAGTCAACACCAGGACCAGGAGCCAAATCAATTCCCAAATAATTGCAATTGATGAAAAAATCTCTCACCGTGCCATTGATATTGTAACTTCCTATTTCCAGTACTGTGCAATTCTCAAAATACTTAGGGAAGAAATTCTTTACAGTTGCAACATATGCTTGTTGTTCAGGATGCGCCATAGTCTATTCCTCTTCTCTCATTGGCTCCCATGTATTATCGCCTAGACACTTTATGTGTGCCAGATACTTATAATATTCTGGTGGTCCGCAACTCCAGTTCTTAGGACCAAGCACCACCAGCCTTGTAATGTTTGCATAAGTATCTTCCACCAGCCAGTAACTCTTACCTGCTGTTGGTTCAAACGTATACGTTGCACCATGCACTAATTGAGACAGACCCAATCTTTCTTTGAGTTCTTCTGCTTGCTTCTGCAACACACGCACTGATTCCATGATGCGTTCATATTCTTTTTGCGCATGTAACTTTGCTGAACGCAGAGCCAAATCTTTCTTATCTTGTATTGGCTCAAGTTCAAACTTTGGTGCACCCACCTCCATCGGATATTCCTTGGAGTGGTGTTGCATTGCATCTAGATCAGTTGTTTTCATTACCAGTTATGAATTATATTTGCAACAATAAAAAAACAAGTGAGCACGTTTATGCCCACGATGCATGTTCGCACAATAGCAACTCTGTCTGCGGTTCTATCGCAATCTGCGGCTTTCTCGCCCAGTGCCTTTGCCCAAATTATCCATGCTCTTTTCATATATATCCTGGTGCGAGTGGTGGGACTCGAACCCACAAACTCGAAAGTGGCAGATTTTAAGTCTGCTGCGTATACCGATTCCGCCACACTCGCATACTATAACATTACCCATGATTTGTTCACGGGATCTAAACGATACCACCACTTGTAGTTCACGCGATCAACGCCAACCACTCGCTGCTCAATGTTGTCCAGAAGAAGATCGCAGATGTCTGTTCTTACGACAAGAACAAGATGACCTTCTTTACCCACGGTGCAGATTGTAGGAAACAGGCATTCATATGGAACACCTTCTTCAATCAGCCTCTTGCGCTTTGACAGTGCGTAGTCGTCGCAGTCACCAGCATTGTATTTGTCAATCAGTGCAGTCCAGTAGTCAATCTGACGATGAAGATTCTCATCGTATTCATAGCGAAATTTATTGAAGTGACGATTGGTCTTGTTTAGTAACTCCATGAGTTCTGGAGTCTGTATGACTTCGTTGTTTTCGTTTAGTTGGAAGGACATGCTGGATCCTCCTGTCCCTCTCTTGCGCAATATTCTTTCCATTGCTGCGGAGTGTTGACTTTGAAAGTTGGCTCAGGTAGTCGAGCCTCGGTGGTGACTGGATCTTTTTCACAGCCAATGAGTAGGAATGCTGCTAGGAATAGAATACGAATCATTCTTGCGTTTCCTTAGCAGTCTGCTCTTGTTTCTTCTTAATAATACGAATGACACCTTCGCCGACGAGACCGCCGACGATCACTGCACCGACTCCACCAACAAGTGCACCACCAGCGATTGCGCCGATGACCACTGAAGTTGGATGCCACTTGACTGTAAATGATTCTTGCTCTGTTGGTGCAGGAACGGCTGTATTCACATCAGCATGTGATGTAGTCACAACTGTAGTCATAACCATTGCTGTTAGGAACTTCTTCATCTTCTTATCTCCCTTCTAAAAAACTGGAGCGGAGTATGGGAATCGAACCCATGTAGCCAGCTTGGAAGGCTGGGACACAACCACTATGCCAACCCCGCATTTATTTATTGGTGCTCCTGCTAGGATTCGAACCTAGACTACCCGCTAATCTGGCGGAGATCGAGAGTATAAGCCTCGCGTGCTAACCGTTACACTACAGGAGCATTTAATATATCATATAATCTTTTTGGCGAAATGTCAACATCTTTTAGACCTAACACTTCTGCCACAAATTCACTACAGGCTTTGTTGCGATTGTTCTTGTTGACTGGTAGACGTACATTGAATTGTTTTAAAGCAAATTCACGCATTCCGATATACATCGCACTGAACCAGCCATACTCTGCAGTGCCACTACGCACTAGGGCATCATCAATGATGAACTCCCACGGACGTGGTGCAGCAATCAATCCAAAATTGCGATCCTTGTATGTAGATGCTTGCACGATGCGAATGCCACCATGCGTGGTTGATTCAACAACCATTAGACGACCATGATACCAAAACAAAAATGCCGCATGTGTGAACGGCGATTTGGTGAACCACGACGTCAGTCTAGAAAGATAATCTTTCTTATTGACTGTAAGAAACATGATGTCGCCATCCATCGCCATGGCGCGGACTTCGTCGTATGTATAGATTTTTGGTTCCATGCATCTATTTAGTTGGCATCCTCGGCAGGAATCGAACCTGCAATGATTCTTTAGGAGAGAACCGTGATATCCGTTTCACCACGAGGATATGGTGGGCATGGCTGGGATCGAACCAGCGACCTTCTCCATGTCAAGGAGACGTTCATACCACTGAACTACACGCCCATGATTGGCTGAGGGACTAGGATTCGAACCTAGATAGCAAGAGTCAGAGTCTTGCGTCCTGCCGTTAGACGATCCCTCAATAAATTGGAGTTACGGACTGGAATCGAACCAGCATGAAGCAGTTTTGCAGACTGCCGCCTAACCTTTCAGCCACCGTAACATTGGTGCCCAGAGTGGGAGTCGAACCCACAAAATCCTGATTTTGAGTCAGACACGTATGCCAATTCCGTCATCTGGGCAAAATTGGTGTCGCCTGTTGGTTACGCTCCAACCTCTTCTGCTCTTCAGGCAGACGCTATCACTAGTTCAGCTGAGGCGACATGGTAGTGAGGGTGGGACTCGAACCCACGATAAACACCGTATGAAAGTGCTGCATTAGCCGCTATGCTACCTCACCATAATTGGCGGAGACTGTGGGATTCGAACCCACGTTTCGCTTTCACGAAAAACATCTTAGCAGGATGCCGCTATCGACCACTCAGCCAAGTCTCCATAATTGGCGCGATCGGAGGGATTCGAACCCCCGACTCTCTGCTTAGAAGGCAGATGTTCTATCCAACTGAACTACGACCGCAAAACTGGCACCCCGCGAGAGACTCGAACTCCCAACAACTGTTTTGGAGACAGTTATGTTACCGTTACACCAGCGAGGCAAATTGGCGGAAGAGGTAGGATTTGAACCCACGAACCTTTTACGGTTGCTTGTTTTCAAGACAAGTGCAATAAACCAGACTCTGCCACTCTTCCAAAAAAATTGGTGGACAAGGATGGATTCGAACCACCGTAGCCGTAGGCAACTGATTTACAGTCAGTCGGTTTTAACCACTCACCCACTTGTCCATAATTGGTAGCAGTGATGGGATTTGCACCCATGATCTCCAGGTTATGAGCCTAGCGAGTTTCTACTTCTCCACACTGCAAACTGGTGCCCTCTGGTGGTAACGCTCCACCGACTCATTCTTACCAAGAATGTGTTATGCTTTTTAACTAAGAGGGCGAAAATTGGTGGGTCCGCCGAGACTCGAACTCGGAACCAATTGGTTAAAAGCCAACTGCGCTACCATTGCGCCACAGACCCATTGGCTGAGGGACTTGGATTCGAACCAAGATAGCATGATTCAAAGTCATGCGTCCTGCCTTTAGACGATCCCTCAATAAAAAAGATGCAGGATGGGATAGTTGGGTTTGCTCACTCCAGGCATCCGATTGAGGCTATACATTACTGCTAGCACACATCCTGCAAAATTGGCGTTCCCTACGGGATTCGAACCCGTGTGGCTTCCTTGAAAGGGAAGCATCCTAACCGCTAGATGAAGGGAACATAAGAGAGTGTGAACGCTACTCTTCCGATTGTGGAAGATATCACAGTTAGTTGGTTCACATGAATTGGAGCGGATGATGAGATTCGAACTCACGACCTTCTGCTTGGCAAGCAGAAGCACTACCACTGTGCTACATCCGCATAAACTGGGGTGACTAGACGGTTACGATCCGACGCTAAAAGTGCCACAAACTTTTGTGCTACCATTACACCATAGTCACCATTGGTGCGAGATGAGAGGCTCGAACTCCCGACATTCGCCGTGTAAAGGCGACACTCTACCAACTGAGTTAATCTCGCAAAACTGGTGCCCGCACTCTGATTCGAACAGAGGACCTATCGCTTACAAGGCGATTGCACTACCACTGTGCTATACGGGCATATTTGGCTGGCGAGGTAGGGATCGAACCTACGACATACTGATTAACAGTCAGCTGATCTACCACTGATCTACTCGCCAATAAACTGGCAGTTCCTACGGGAATCGAACCCGTGTTCCAACCTTGAGAGGGTTGTGTCCTAGCCGCTAGACGAAGGAACCATAAACTGGTCGGAGTGGAGAGATTCGAACTCCCGACATCTTGCTCCCAAAGCAAGCGCACTACCAGACTGTGCTACACTCCGAAATTGGTGGGTGTGGGTGGATTCGAACCACCGACCTCAGTCTTATCAGGACTGTGCGCTAACCAACTGTGCCACACACCCAAAAAAATGTGGTTCACTCTGAAAGTCTACTAGGCAGTGCATATGATGCCGTTTGTCAATATATTTCAGAGACCTAATCAACTTTGCAAACCTTACACCACAAGGTAGATTCGCTGTCTGACGCATCACTGCGTTTCGTCCCTACGGACTCATCAGAGACAGAAAATTTGGCGGTCTGTACGGGACTCGAACCCGTGATCTCCTGCGTGACAGGCAGGCATGTTCACCAACTACACTAACAGACCAAAATCTTGCGGACTCGGTTTTTGTAACGCACGTCCGCGCATGCTCCCACTCCTCCTCTTGCCGTTCCTTGCGTAGATGTCGTGGTTGACCCAAACGCTCATTCACGTTCTTGGCTTCTCTGTTGTCGCATCCCAGCGACCAGATACTACATGCCAAAACTCAGTTAGGCTACTGTTCGTGGACACTATAACGTCAGCCACGACTCTGACAATTTGGTGCGCAGGGCGAGACTCGAACTCGCACGACTTTCGCCACTAGTTCCTAAGACTAGCGTGTATACCATTCCACCACCTGCGCATAACTGGCACCCTGTGAGAGACTCGAACTCCCGACCTCGACGTTCGTAGCGTCGCGTTCTAATCCTCTGAACTAACAGGGCATAAATTGGTGGGTCTAGTAGGATTCGAACCTACATCCTAGTGATTAAGAGTCACAGATAATAAACCGTTATACTATAGACCCAAATTTGGTGGAGGATGACAGAATCGAACTGTCAACTTCTGCGTGCAAGGCAGAGGTTATCCCATTTAACTAATCCCCCGAAATCGGTGGGTGGTTTCTTATTTCCAGTGACACCCACACTGGCAGCGATTTGTATCCGCCATTCACCCCCAACTCGGCGCAGGGGTTACCCAGTTTCTTAAACTGTTCTCTAATACAACGCTTGACGGACGTTGTCATGAGTTGCCTCAGTACATCGAGGGTTCACCGTTACGCTCCCATCTAGACTTGCGTCATCTGGGTGGCGCGAATACAAAAATCGCAAATTGTTAATGAACGCTCTGATCGGCGCAATGCGTCAGAGATCCTGCTTACCGTTTGCAGGGCAACCCTTTGTGCGGCTGCGGACGACTGCACTCTGAGTGCTCTTAGGACTCAGATCCAGAAATGCTGCTAGGGGTTTTTGCGCGCCTGTACTGATACAGTACAAGAACCGACTCACCTATTCGCATCGGTTGGAAGTCAATAATTGACAACCCCTAAGTTAGCCGTGCGTCAGAGCAGCAAAACTCTGATTTATCAAAAAATGTAGCGTGCCCCCTGCCGTCGGGTTTTCACCGACTTCCCGCCTCCCGCTACGTGGTGATCTTCCTCTCCCTACGCCGACCTGTGAAGGTTACGTTCCGCACTTGGCGGGCTTTCCCGTAGGCTTCGAATCACCTTACCACGATACCATTATCCTACATTAGGACTGAAAAGTAAACTAAAAAAAACTCCATCAAATCAGTCGCTTACGAAAACTCCATCAAATCAACGACTTGGCGGGACTCGAACCCACATTTCATTCCAACCTTTTCACGAAGTCTCTAGGACTCGAACCTAGATGCAGCCAGTGGACTTCCCTACTCGGTCTCTCTACTAGAATGCGTCTTATCCAGTTAAGACGACAAGCCAAATTCTTGAACCTAGTTTGTTAGCGGTGGTTCGTCGTGTGTCCTTTTTGGGACTCTAGGGGAGGGACTCGTTAACCTCCTGCCCTTTCAGGCTTCCCTAGTCCGTATGTCCTACACACTTCCGCTCTAGCCTTCGATGTCATGCATGACATGGACC